TTTTGTTTGTCTTTCGTTTGGGTTTTGAAAACAAAAAGGCTACCCTTTTTGTTGGGTTATGCTTGGGTTTTTGAAAAACGTAAGTGTAGGGATAAAAAATAGCGGCCTATCCATCGCGGACGGGTCGCTAAAACTATGAGTGAAAATTGCGAATTGTCGGGTCTAAAAGTAGATGCGATAGACGGTGAGGTGTGGTGAGGGGTCAGTCGTCCTCGTCATCATCTTCGTCAGCGTCCTCGCCACAGAGGGCGGAAAGTTTGTCCTCGATGGTGCGCACGTTGATTTTGGCAGACATATCCACATCAACGGCTTTCATCTTCGGTGTGTGGAACTCCAGCAAGCGCAGCTCGGCATTGACGCGGTCGTCCGGGGCGAGTTCCGCCATGTCAAGTTCAAAGTCGGACATGATTGTGGCTTTTCCGTTGAACTTGACGTTCTTAGGCTCGAAGTAACTCAATGAATGTGCGCGGATAAACCCTTTCAGAGGGTTCTCCTTGTTGGGCGTGCCTTTCTTGCGCCCTCCTGTTTTCATACCTTTCATGTTCTGTTCTCCTTATCATGTTGTGGCGTGGGCGTTGGTGGAGCGTCCACGGCCTTGTGATACAAAAGTTAAAAGTCGTGGGCAAAGATACCTTATTAATTTAGCGCACGAATTATAACTTTTGAAATACAAACGATTATGGGACTGATAGGAGCAGCGGTAGGAGCCGCAGGAAGCATCTTCGGTGGCATCAGCGCGAGCAAGGCGATGAAGCGCATGAAGAAGAATGTCGAGGCACAGCGCAAGGCCAACCAAGACTGGTATGACCGCAGGTATAACGAGGATGCCACACAGAGAGCTGACGCGCAGAGGATACTCACCCAGACGGAGCAGAGCATCAAGAACCGCAACCAACAGGCGGCAGGAGCGCAAGCCGTGATGGGTGGCACAGACGAGAGTACGGCAGCGGCCAAAGCCGCCAACAACCAAGCCTTGGCGGACGCAACGTCACAGATTGCCGTCAACGCGGACGCACGCAAAGACCAGATTGAGCAAACGTACAGAGCCAAGGACGATGAGTATGTGAACCAGCTCAATGCCATCGAGCAAGGCAAGGCACAAGCCATTGCAGGAGCCGTGCAGGGCGTGGCAAGCGCGGCATCGTCCATGCCGTTCTAAAACTTAAAGCACAACGAATATGAGCACAGGAAATCCACCTAAAGGCAGTGCCGACTGGCTTGCAGAGCAGGACGGAGCGGACACCACTCCCCCTGCCAAAGGTACGCAAGTATGGGCAGAACAGCCACCACAGCCCGAACCTGCCCCGAAAGGCACGGAGGCATGGACGGAGCAGCACAGCGGAGAGAACGCCCCTGCACCGACAGAGAGCAAGCCGACACCGCAGACAGATGTCGCCCCACCTGCCGACAAGGGCTTGGGCGTGTCTCCACAGAACAATGCCGATGCCGTCATGGGCTACGACCAACAGATAGCGGCATTGCAGGAGGCTGCCAACAAGACCAAGCCCGAAACCGAGGAGGAGCGCAAGAAACGCGAGCGCAGGGAGAAGTCGAAGAAGATAATCGCAGCAGTCGGTGACGGTCTGATGGCGTTGAGCAACCTCTACTTCACGACACGAGGTGCGCCCAACATGTACGACCACAAGACCATGAGCCAGCAGACACCCTTGCAAGCGCAGCTCGACAAACTCAAAGCCGAGCGTGAGGCCAATGCAGATAAGTACTTGCAGTATTCCCTCAAAATAGGAGACCTGCAGAACGACAGAGCCAAGACACTCCGAGAAATGGAGGCCGAGCAGGAGCGCAGGAAACTGGCGAGGGAAAAGGCACAGCGCGAGCAGGAGGAACACGGCTGGCTTGCAGCCCTGCAACCCGACAAGCAGCGTGAGCAAGCAGGAAAGGCCTCGAAAGCCGAGCAGGAGGCCGTTACCGCAAAGGCGGAGGCAGACAATGCTCCTGACCTCTACAAAGCAAAGGTTGATACCGAAAAGGCACGAGGCGAGGCACAGCGAGCGTCAGCGACTGCAAGCAGGGCATCTGCCAGAGACCATGACGCATCGGCAAGGGCGCACGACCGCTCCAACAACAACGAGTTCAGCGCATGGGACGAGAATGGACGCGAACACAAGTTCAGAACGGCAGCAGCTGCGGAGGCATTTGCCAGACAGCACGGTACATTTGAGGAAACCGATGTCACCTCTACAAGCACTACGGACAGTGAAACCAATGGCAAGTCCACTACGACTTACAAGAAGAAAAGTGGTTATGCCAAGCGCGTAGTGCGTCAACCTGCGACAAAACCAGCACCGAGACCGCAGCATGGGTCATCATCATATAAGAATACAAAAGCATTAGGATTATAAGGATATGCCATACGATAAAATAGACCAACTCTATGACGCACTGAAAAAAGACGGTGCAGTCAGCAAGAGCCGAGAGAATTTTCGCAGTAAGATGCTTGCTCCCGGAAAGGAGGGCTATCAGAACCGTTTGCAGCTTTACAAAGCTCTGAAAGCAGATGGGGCTATTGATAGTCCTACATATGAGGAGTTTGGCAAACGGTTGGGACTTCATGCAGTGAATAACACACCTGCACCAGCCCATCCACAGCCACAGAAGCCGACCGCAGCCCCGGCACAAGCTGCCACACCTGCGCCAAACTCGGCTCCAGCAACGCCACAGCAGAAAGACAAGCCGCTCACCCCTGCACAGCGACAGGCGATGATAGACCAGGTGCAGCAGATGCAGCAACAGACGCAAGCCATGATAGCCGACAACAACGAGCGCATGAAGAACATGAAGCAGTATGGGTTCGGACTTGGCTTCGGTCAGACAAAGAAAGGTGGTGTGAAGTACAATCCACGTACAAAGAAGTTCGAGCAGACCTATCTCACTCCCACAGGCAACCGATACAGCAGCAAGGCGTTGGCAGATGCGGAGAGTTTCCGCTATCGGCAGGAGGCAAGCAAGCCTCTTGGCATCAATATGAATGACCAACAGGTCAATGCGGCACAGAAACCAGCCAATGCAGCCATTGCAGCCTTGTGGAAAGAGGCAGAGGCTAAGTATGCAGCCGACCGCAACAAAAATGCGGAGGACGTGTACAGCGGCAATCCGTGGCTTCATGGAGGGCGTGAGATGCACATTGTCGATGCAGCCACCAACTCACACAAGAATGAGGTGTCGCGCCTTACGCGCTTTGACCTGCAGAAGATGATGGACAATGCGTGGGGACGTGTAGGCAAGCAGATGACGGCATCATGCTATGCGCAGCTGAAAAAGCAATACCCCACCGCAACCGAGCGTCAGTTGCAGAACTCGGCATCGGCAATGGCTCGTCAGTTGTCTGACAATGCCGTGTACAAGTATGCCGTGGCAAAGAACACGCCCAAGAGCACCTTGGAGTTCTTCGCCAAGACCGCAGCCGACATGAACCTATTACGCACTATCAACAAGGGACTGGCACGGAGCGAGGCTGGAACGACAGGCGACATGGCCGCATACGAGCAAGCGATGAGCGACTACGGCAAGAACCACCGTTGGGCGCAGATTGGCGGTACGGTGACAGGCATGATGTTCGACCCTACCACTTATATATCGGGTGGTGTCGGCTCGTTTGCAGGTAAGACGGCACTCAACATAGGAGGACGCATTGTTGCAAAGAAAGCAGCCACCAATGTGGGCGCACGTCTGTTTAGCAATACGCTGACCGGGCGTGTCGTGGCTGGTGTGGCAGGAGGTGCCGGGAACCTTGGCGCATACGAGGGCATCAAGGAGGGCGAAAGCCAGTGGCTGCATGGAGGACACATCAACCAAGAGACAGGTGAGAACGAGGGATATTCCGCAGGCGACGTGCTGAAATCGTCCCTGCACGGCACATTGCTTGGCTCGGTAACGGGTACGGTGTCGCCTTTGTTGGGCAATGTGGCTGACAAATGGGTAAAGGCAACATCGAACACGGCAGGTAAGGTGGGTATCCGTGCAGGAGAACTTGCCACATCGACTGTGGCCGAGGGTACAATATTCTCCATTCCCGAATGGATTAGCGGTGATGGCGATGCCATGGACGTGTGGACGGACAACATGGCCATGATGATAGGCTTCAAGGGACAGCACATGATAAAGTCTGCCCCTCGTGTCATTGCAGGGCTACGACCCATTGCAGACCCCAAGACCATGCAGGAGCGCAACCACAACCGCATGAGTTTCTTGGAGAGACTCCGCACGCAGCTGGACGCAAGTCCGCGCGACATGGCTTTCACTAAGGAAGAGCGCGAGGAGTTGCAGAAGTACGGCTATGGCGACCTTGCGGCACTCTTCACACGTACACCAAAACAGCAGCCCAAAGCTAAGGCAAAACAGCCGACAGCCACGGACGGAAAGGTAATGAACTTTGACATTCCCGAAGCCGAGGTAGAGGACTTGGGCAAGCAGTGGCTCAAGACACACCCCGAGTTTGACGGCTACGAGGCCATGCAACGCCTCATTCAAGACCCAAGCGTGAGCCAGAGCGCGAGAGCCAAGGCGTACTATATCCTCACCGGGCATCAGTTGCCGATGGGAACGGTTACCGGGTACACCACCGAAAAGGACGAACACGGCAATATCTTCGTGAAGTCCGTTACAGCCAATGGCGAGGTCGTAACGAACAGACGCTTTGCAGACGAGGCATCAGCCAAGAGGGAGCAGGACAAAATCATGCGACAGGCCGAACTCAACAGCGTTGATGTAGGTGAGCGTTACACCGAGGCTAAAGCCGACAACAAGGTGTGGGACGCAGCCGTTGAAGCCGTTGCCCCTGGTGCAGACCCCGAAATCGTCAAGCGCAACTACCAAGCTGCCAAGGAGGGCGACAAGGACGCAATTGCCAACTATGGGCAGATGGTCGATGCCATTGACAAGTTCATGGAAGAGAACAGAGGCATGGCAGACGCAGAACGTCCAGAGGCAATCCGTGCAGCCATCAAGGAAGAGACAGGCGTAGATGTGGACGCGGCCATCAAGAAAGAGCCAAGCAAGCGCACCGAGCCAGAGCAAGCAGCCGTAGAGGATTATCTGAAACGGCTGTTCCCCGAACAGAACCAAGAGACAGAGCAGCCCATGTCCGACGACGAGGCAGGAGCAGCGGCCATTTATGACCAGTCGCGCCTGTTGTGGGACAAGGTGGAGCAAGGCGATGCGGACGCGAAAGCCGATGTAGATGCCATTGTTCTTCGTATGCAGGAGGCATTGCAGGAGTGTGAGGACGCTTTCGGCACTGATGCGGAAATGCGCATGGCCGAGATGCAGGATAATCCGTGGGCATTGGCCAACGACCCCGAACTGACGGAAGACCAGCAGAACGCTGTGCTCTACTACATCAATGCCAAGGCAGCGATGGACGGTGTGCAGGATGCGTCCAACGATGCAATGGAGAACAAACGCAGGGAGGTAGCCGCCAACGTGGAGCGACACACCCACAAGGACAACGGTATGGTGCAGCCAGCCACCATGAAAGTGGACGACAAGCCTGTGTACATTGTAAAAGGTAATGTCGCAGTTCTTCCAGATGGTACAGGCATAGACACACAGAACTCCGACCAGAGCATTGTGATATGCGATGCCGAGACAGGCGAATACAAGTTCACCAGTCCCGACCAAATCTTCAATCTCGGTGATGCCATTGACCCACAAGCCGAACTTGACGAGGCTTATGCCAACATTCAAGCCGAGCATGAGGCCGTGCTTGGTGGTATGGGAAATGGCGAAAGCGTACCAAATTCGGGTGAAAGCGTACAGGAAACGCCTGAAAACGTACAGAATGAGGGTGAGAACGTGCAGCCGCCCATGACAGACGAGCAGTTGCAGCAGTACGCCCAAGGTGCTTTCAACGAGGTCACGCAAGGCGATGGTGGCGTTACACTTCCGCAGGAGCAGGTTGAGCAGATGCAACAGCATAACCAACAGATGTTGGAGCAGGATCAACAGCGCAGGGAGGAAGAGGCAAACCGCAAGCCGACCGCACTGGAGCGTGTTCCTCTCAACGAGGAGACAGGCGAACCCATGTTTGAGAAAGCCGACAAGGAGACAGCCCTTGACGCACTCAACGAGGTTACGGGCGGCAACGATGCCAACACCACAGCCATTGTCAATGCGCAGGTGGAGCAAGCGCAAAAGACACTCGATGCGCTGAAGAAGAAACAGCCGACCAAGAAAGCACCGTCCCTCAAAGGCTCGCCTATGGCAATGGTCAAGGCACAGCATGAGGCCGATGCCAACTACAATACCGCCATGGAGCAGTACAACGCACAAGTGGCGGAGGCGGAAGAGACACTGGGCGCATGGTCGAGGATTTACGCCCTTATGAACGAGCGCAAACGTGCTATCCGTGAACAGCAGGAGGCAGAGCGGAGGGAACGCGATGCACGACTGCATGACGAAGCCGTGGCGCAGGTTGAGGAGCAGAAACGCATTGCGGCACAGAAAGCTGCCGAGCAAGCCGAGGTGGGCACTCATGCCGTAAACCCGAAGATAAAGGCCAAGTGGGACGGAGCCGCCAAGATGGAGGGCAATCCCAACGCACTCACCCTTGCAGACGGTTCTACCATTCGTGGGCATTATGTCCTCACCGAGGCAGGAGCCGCGTCAGCAAGCCACGATGTGAACAACGCCTTTGAGCCGACCGAGGGTTTCCCCATTGACGAGAACGGAGAGAGCGTGAACGACCGCGACTACAAGCGCGACACGGACGCACAGCGGATAGTGAGGGACATTGCCAACAATTACGACAGCCGCGCCTTGCAGTCGCCTATCATTGTCAGCAAGGACGGTGTGGTGCTTTCGGGCAACAACCGCACCATGTCTGGCGACATTGCAGCCCAGCAGGGAACAGACAAGGCGTATATCGACCACCTGCGCGAGTTCGGACAGATGTACGGTTTCACTCCCGAACAGATAGACGGCATGAAACATCCGCGTGTGGTGTTTGTCCCGGATGAGCAACTGCCCTACGATGCAACCACGTTCGCACGTTTCAACGCTGAACAGCAGAAGAAACAGAGCAAGCCAGAGCACGCGGTGAAACTCGGCAAGATTGTCCCCGACAATGTTTTCACGAGCATCACCAATGACATCAGCCGCTTTGACCGCCTCTCGGACTACTACGCAGACGACAAGGCAGTATCTTCGGCTATCAGTCAGTTGCTCGATGCAGGAGTTATCAACGAAATGCAGCTGCCCGAAATGCGCACAGGCAATTCGTTGTCGGCAGCAGGAAAGGAACTTATCGAGAACACGCTTATAGGCAAGGTCTTTCAGACTTCGCCCGATGCCGTACGCCACATCATCAGCACACCCACATTGCGCCAGTCGGTCATTATGGGTTTGAACGATATAGCCCACAACCGCACACTCGCCAAGAGCGGCTACGACCTAAGCCAAGAGTTGGGCGCAGCCGTTGACCTTGTGGCAAGAGCCAAGAGCGCACACCCCGACATTTTCAAGGACGGAATGCCTGTGTCGCCATTCGGCAGGGAGCAAGGTCTGTTTGATGATGAATACGGAGACAGCCGAGTGACGGACGGAACGACATTGTTACTCGCAGACATTTTGAACAGCGGTAAGCCGAGCGACCTACGCAAAGTATTGTCAGCTTACAACGCCCAAGCCACTGCCCCAGCAGGTGGTCAGTTGGATATGTTCACAGGCGATGTAACCTCAAAAGAAGAAATACTCAACACCATTAACGAACATTTCAGAAATGCAACACCAAGAGAACAACAAGCCCTCGTCGATGCAGCCATTGCAGAACGCAAGCGCATCGCAGAAACCGAGGCAGGACAGCGTGGAGGAAACAAGGCAACTGAACAAACTGAGGATGCTGTACAACGCAGTGCAGAGCCTCAACAGCCAGCAGTAGCCGAGACCGAACCTGCCAAGCAGGAGGAGACTCCACAAACAGAAGAACCCAATACCGACACCATTGCCGAGGAAGAGGAAGAGGCATTGCGCAACCGCATCACCGAAACAGATGAAGAGTGGACAGAGCCAAGCGCAAATGGCGACATCTACAAGCAGAAACTCCTCATTGACGGTAAGGAAGTAATCAAGGTGGACGCTCCAGACGAGAGCAAGAACTATCCCGGCACTTACTACGAGGTGGACGGCAAGCAGTTTGGCGACCTGCAAGAAGTGATCAGACACCTTGACGGAGCGGAACAGCCGTTGTCAGCCAAGATAAAGACCGCATCAGCCGATGTGAACACCGAACCCACAGAGGCACAGAAAGAGGCCGGCAACTACAAGAAAGGCCATGTGCAGGTCGGCACGTTCGACATCACCATTGAGCAGCCGCAAGGCAGTGTGCGCAAAGGCACGGACGCTAACGGCAAGCAGTGGGAAAGCAAGATGCACAACACCTACGGCTACTTCCGTGGTACGGAGGGCGTGGACGGAGACCACATAGACGTGTTCCTCTCCAACGACATTGACGGTTGGAACGGGCGCAAGGTGTATGTGGTGGACCAGTACAATCCCGATGGCACGTTTGACGAGCACAAGGTGATGCTTGGCTTTAACGACATGGACGAGGCGAAGAGCGACTATCTGGCCAACTATGAGAAAGGTTGGGAAGATGGACGCAAGATTGTCGTGTCCGCCACGAACCTCGAAGATTTTGAGAAGTGGATTGACAGCAGCCACCGCAAGACTAAGCCATTTGCGGAGTATGCAGGGGTGAAGAAAGAGACCGTGGCCAATACTCCTGCAAAGGAAGAGGCAGCAGCACCCACCGACAACGCAAACAATGCTGCCTACACCATCACTCCTGCCACCTATACTAATAAGAAAGGCAAGACGAGCGATGTGTCATTGCTTACTTTCAATGATAAACTGACAACCGACCAAGAGCGAGCCGTCAAGGAATTTGCCAAGGAGCGACTTGGCGAGGGACGCTTTGCCCCTGCAAGAGGTTGGAAAGACCGCGAGAGTGGAGGCTGGATGTTCCGCAGCGAGGAGGACGCACGCAAGGCCGCAGAAATGGTGGGCAATGATGATGCCGTGGCAGACAACCAACCATTGACAGCACAGGAAATGCGCGATGCCGCAGAGCCGAAGAAACCTGCGACACGGAAGAAAGCCACGGCAAAGAAACCTGCAAACCGTGTTGAGGTTGCCGATGCCAAGGAACAGAAACCAACAGAGCCGACCAAGACTGAGCAACCCAAGCAAGACGGGGAGAAGAAACTTGTCATTAGCGATGAAATGAAGCATGACGAGGATATTCTTCGCGAGTTGCTGGGCATTGGCGATGACGAGATGGACGGAGGCATGAAGTTCCGTGACCCGGACGCACTGACTTCTCAGCAGAGGCGGCAGGTGTACAATGCAGGTGTGAACTACTCCCTTGGATATATAGACCAAGGATTTGTGTCATTCCCCGAATTTACAAAGGCTATGGTAAGCCGTCTCGGTTATAAGATAAAGCCGTGGCTGAAATCGTTCTACGAGGGCGCAAAGCGCATACCGGGTTATGATCAGGCGATGTTCACACCGACAGAGGAGGTTGATGCCTTTGACGTGGAGAACTTCGACAAGCCCCATAAGGACGTGCTTGCCCAAGCCGACATGATTGTTGAGGAGGACAAGGCACAGGCCGCAGCCGAAAAAGCGAATAATGAACTCAAAGCAATAAGAAATGAGCAACGAAAAGAAACTGACAAGCAAACAGAAGCAGATACAGCAGCTCTTGCAGCAGAAGCAGAGTCTGTTGCAAGCGAAGCAACGGCTCTCGCAGAAACTTCAAGCGACAGACACGAACTCAGCGCAGCCGAAGAGCGAGTAGATGACAGCCTCGAAGAGGTGAACGAGCAGCTTGCCCTGCTTGGCTACTATGAGGCCGACCATGTGGAGAAAGACTTCAACGAGGCATACGGCTATATGCGCAATGCCGAGAAGAAAGCCGTGAACGATGCCGCCAAACTTGCCGAGCAGTTGGTGGACGACCTCGGACTTGACCTGTACGAGGCTACCCATTCCGACAAGACCGACAAAAAAGGCAACCGCAAGGCAAGTCCATTGGCCGTGGCGAACATTGCCCCGGCAGGAGGCGATGTAACCATGCACTTGCCGTTGGCCGAGGGCAGGGAGTTGTATGTGAATATCCAACTTGAACCATCATTTACCAAGGGAGAAGCGAACAGAAGAGGTGATAATCTCGAAGTAATAGGTATCATGTGCCGTGTGGAGAACCCTAATGCAAGCGGTAATGCACGCTACGGACAGGACATGTGGTTTGCTGAAGATGTTACCTATGATGATTTGCTGAAGAATGTGCAGCGTGTCACATACAAGTATATCCCCGAACGCAGCAATGCCAAAGATGGTGAATATAAGGTAGGCGACAAGGTGCAGTATTCTCCCGATGGCAATATTTGGCATGATGCGGTTGTGGCTCAGCCTAACGAGTTGGGCGGCATACGCATAGACACAGGCCATGCACCTGCCATGTGGGTAAATGCTCACCCCGACCAGTTGCGCCACAAGCCACAAGCAGAGTCGCAGAACGAGGACATAGCTAACAATCCGCAGTCGTGGGTTGGTCGCACGTTCGTCTATGACTCGGGAGACACCGTACTCAGATGTACGGACATTTTGGGCAAGTATGCTTCATTTGAAGATGTCAAGATGCACTACAACACGACCAATGAGATTTCCAAGTTTAAGGAAATGCTCAAATCGGGTATGTTCAAGGTGCAGGATGAAAAGCCAACCGAGCCTAAGAACGAGGACATCTTCCAAAAAGCGGAGCGCATTGCCAAGGAAGCCAAGGCGGAACGTGAGAAGAAAGCGGCAGAAGAAGCCGACATCATGGGCACCGACCTGCCCGAACCTGCCAAGGAGAAAGCGGTCAAGGCTCTTCATGGCAGCGACAGCATGACCGACAATGCCGCACTTGCCGAGGCAAAGAGACGTGTGGCCAAGAAAAAGACATCGAAGAAGAAAGTAAAACCAGAGCAGCAGGTGGGCAATTTGTTTGCCGGGCTGTTCGATAAACCGAAAGAAGAAAATGGAACAGAAAACAATGATAGCAGTAGCCCAAGCAAAGCAGTGGCTGGAACAGAACGCACGGACACCGTGGGCGTTGATGAAACTGGAACTGATGGAGGAGAACGCACCACAGCAGTTGCAGGAACTGACGGAAAACGGACAACTGATGCAAGCAGTGAAAGCGGACGAGAAACGGCTGACGGAGCAGCACATGGAACTGATGAGGTCGGGGGAATACAACCACCAGTCGGAAATCGGGGACGTGATGAGGGCGCAACTGTTGGAGCAGTACCCGGAAAACCCACCGATGAGCGTGGACGAACTGATAGACCGCGCACTGTTCAGACAGGAGAAACTGACGGAGGAGGAAAAGTACTTTCTTCGGGAGAACCTGCCGACACCACTGGCGAGGGAAGTAGACCTGCTGCCGTAAAGAAACAGCGCACCCCTGTACGCAAGTTTACAAATAACTTCCGCTATGGCGCGGACGGCAACGAAGCCGACAACTACACCCCTGCACAGCGTTTGGAGGGCAACGTGTCAGCCATTGAAGTGTTGGCAAAACTCTTCAAGGAGGGACGCAAGGCCACTGATGAGGAAAAGCAGATACTCTCACGTTTCCGTGGCTGGGGACAGATAGACCAGTTGAGCAAGTTCTATTCCGTTGACCAGATGCGCAGGGACACCTACGGCAATTCACCCTACCGTAGGCTTGCAGACGCGATAGACACCCTTGACCCCGATGGAAAGAAAGGCGTGTTTATGGGCATCAAGCGAGCCGCTCTCTCGTCATACTACACCCCGACCAAGATAGCAAGTGCGATGAACTCGTTCCTCTCGCTTGCAGGTTTCAAGGGCGGCACATTCCTCGACCCCTCAATGGGCAACGGTATCTTTGAGGGAACACTTCCCAAGGACATTCAAGAGCGCACAATGATAACAGGCGTTGAACTTGACTGGCTTTCGGGACAGATTTCACGCGCCCTTTATCCAGATGCAGACGTGCGCATCTGCGGATTTGAGAAGTCGGAACTCACTTCGAACTCGCAAGACGTGGTGACAAGCAACGTGCCATTCGGAGATATAGAGGTGACAGACCCGACATGGAAGAACGACAACAGCCCTGTAAAGCGGTCGGCACAGAAGAGAATACACAACTACTATGCCGTCAAGATGCTTGAACTGACACGCCCAGGCGGACTTGTCGCCATGATGACAAGTCCTGCCGTGATGGACACTCAGAGCAACCAGCATATCCGCAGGTACATAGCCGAGCAGGGTGAGTTCCTTGGAGCGGTCAGACTGCCCGACAACACATTCCAAGGCACAGGCGCGATGGCCGACATCATCTATATCCGCAAGTGGAAAGACGAGGAGGACGCACAAAAGACACGCGAGAACCCAGACTATGCGACACGCGAGCAAGCATTCCTATCTTCTGCCGAAACCACCGCACCCAACAAGCGCAATGGCGAGAAGCAAAAAGTGTCGCACAACGCCTACTACGCAAGCAACCGCAAGAACATGATTGGCGATGTGGTGGCAGGTAACCAGTACAACGACAAGAGTTTTGGTCTGCACAGCGAACTGACCACTGACCAGATAGCCAAGGAGGTGGAGAAAGCAGTGAAACGCATTGTGGGCGACCGTAAGGGAATGCTTTTTGACACCACTCGCACCTCACGAGAGGTAAAGAAAGCCGTGCGCGAGGAGTATAAGGGCGATGGCAACTGGGTAAGTACAGGCAACCTTGTCATTCAAGACGGCAAGGTGGGCGTGCTGACCGCCACCAAGAATGAGTATGGCGAAGTGACGAGAGTGTTTGAGGAGCAGCCGCAACTCAGCAAGCAGAAAAACCGTATCATTGCCATGGGCGAGGTACGCACTGCCATGAAAGAACTTATTGCCGGGCAGATAGACGGACTGTCGGACACGAAACTCGACATGTCGCGTGCCAAACTCAAACGAGCATACGATGAGTTTGTCAGCAAGTATGGCAAGCTGCAAGACACCGACAACGCAGTTGTTCTCAATGACATTGACGGCTACACCCTGCAAGCACTTGAAGTGTGGAAAGGCGGCAAGTTCCAAGGGCTGTCCGACATCTTCACCAAGAACACCATAAAGCCAGCCCTTAAACTTGAAGATGCCAAGACACCGCAGGAAGCCATAACCACCTCGTTAGCAGAGTATGGTGAAATCCGTGGTGAGTACATTGAAAAGGCTTTGGGTGCAAACTGGTTTGAGCAGTGTGGAGACCTCGTATTCAAGGAGCCAAACGCCACCGACCGCTATGTAACGCGCGATGAATACCTCAGTGGCGATGTTGTTGCCAAGTTGGAGGAGGCCAAGACCGCAGCAGCCACCGACCCGACATTTGAGCGCAATGTCAAGGAGTTGGAGCAGGTGCAGCCTGCCACCATTCCATTTGACGACATCACGATACACCTTGGTGCGCGATGGATACCGCAGGAAGTGCTCAACGACTTTGTGAAAGACACCCTCGGCTTGCACGCATCATCCTCACGCAACTACGAGTGGGTAGATGGCGAGCGCAGGGAAATCATCAAGAGCGGTGTGGTGTACGTTCCAGAGACAGACTCCTTTGAAATCAACATCGAGGCAAAGGAACTCGGAGGACAGGCGGATGACTGGAAGACAGCCGACAAGAGCATTAAGGAGATATTCCAAGCCGCCCTTGAAGACAAGGACTTCCGCATTGTGCGCAAGGACAAGGACGGCAACACATGGATAGACCAAGAGGCTACTGAACTTGCCAACAGCAAGGTGGCCGACCTCAGAGAGCGTTTCGAGCAGTGGCTACCCAGTGACGATGCCAGAGTGCAGACGATGGAGCGAGCTTACAACGACCGTTTCAACCGCATCGTGCTCCGCAAGTGGGACGGCTCACACCTCAACGTACCCGGACTGATGGGCAAGGAACTCCGTCCCCACCAGAAAGATGCCGTGTGGATGCTCATCAACAACCGAGGCGGTATCGTAGACCATATCGTGGGCGCAGGAAAGACACTCGTCATGCAGTCGGCCATCATGGAAATGCGCAGAATGGGCATAGCCAAGAAGCCTATGATTGTGGCGTTGAAATCAACCGTGCCGCAGATAGCGCGAGAGTTCAAGGAAGCTTATCCCACCGCACGTGTCCTCGCTCCGTCAGAAAAGGACTTCAGCACCGAGAACCGCAAGAAGTTCTTCGCCAAAATCTCGCTCAACGACTACGACTGCATCATCGTAAGCCATGAGCAGTACGGCAAGATACCGCACTCCGAGGAGGCAGAAAGTGATGTCGTGAACGAGCAGCTTGCACAGCTTGACGCCATGATAGAATACCTTTATGGCACTGGCGACAAGAGCCAGCTCACCAAGCGGCAGATAAAGTCGCTTGAAAAGCGCAGACAGAACCTGCACGCCAAGTTGGAGAAAAGGCTTGACCGCAGCACCGACCGCGAGTTTTGCTTTGAGAACATGGGCATAGACTATCTGTTTGTGGACGAATGCCACAAGTTCAAGTCTTTGCCTTATGTCACCAGCTACCAAAACGTGGCAGGACTTGGAGAAGCGTCAGGTTCAGACAAGGCAGTGGCCCTGCTGACAGGCATCCGCCATTTGCAGAAGATGCACCAAGGCGACAAGGGTACGGTGTTCCTTTCGGGAACGACCATCACAAACTCGCTTGTCGAGATATACAACCTGCTCAACTATCTGCGTCCGCACAAACTGGAGCAGTTGGGTATGCCGACTTTTGACGCATGGGCAAGCACATTTGCCGTACACACGTCAGAATTGGAGGCTGGCGTTTCCAATGAGTTCAAGATGAAAGATCGTTTCCGCTATTTCGACAACGTGCCCGAATTGTCGCAGCTCTATGCGGAGATTGCTGATGTGCGCAACGACTACAACCTGCAACTGCCTAAGCCAAAGGTGTACGGCAAGACGGTGATTGTTCCGCAGTCGGATGCCGTGGCAGAGATAAACCGCGAGGTCGTGAATATGCTTCAGACCAAGGACGGCAGCTATTTCGGCATCCATCCGAAAGACCCGAAGAAATTCCCTTGGGGACTTGTAGCATCCGGCATATCCGCAAAAGCGGCAGTCAGTCCGCGCCTTGTGTTCCCAGACATGGATGACAGCGTTGGCAAGATTTCCTATTGCTGCGACAACATCAAGAAGTCGTATGACGAGATGAAGGAGCAGAAAGGCGTGCAGCTTGTATTCTGTGAACTCGGTGTGCCAAGCAAGGATAAAAATGAATACGATGCCTACCACGACATCATAGACCGACTGACCAAGGACTACGGCATACCGCGTGAGGAGATAGCCTACATACAGCAGGTAAAGAAAGATACCGATAAGGAGGCTTTGTTCCAAAAGGTGCGTGACGGCAAGGTGCGTATCCTCATTGGCGGTACGCAGAATATGGGTACTGGCGTGAACGTACAGACACGCATTACAGACCTGCACATGCTCACTGTGCCTTGGCAACCTGCCGACTTGGAGCAGTGCATTGGCCGAGGCAGCAGACAGGGCAATGTGGTGGCACATGATTTCCTCAACAATAAGGTTCGCGTACATTATTATGCCACTGAGGGCAGTCTTGACCTATACAAGTACCAGTTGCTCGATGCCAAGGGCAAGATGTTCACCCAGTTCAAGATGGGAACCATATCTGGCGAACGCAGCTTTGACGAGGGCGATGCTGACGAGAGCGGAAATATCGACCCGGCACAGATGGTGGCCTTGCTTTCGGGCAACCCAATCATCTTTGAGAAGTCCAAGCAAGACAAGCTGGTGAAGAAATTGAAGTCGCTTTACAATGGTTTCCTGCGTGACCAGCAGCGCAAGAAACAGAACTACGAGAATGTGTCGAAGAAAGTAGAGAACTTGGAACGCCTCATCTCGTTAAGTGACAGCGATGTGCGCGACCTGCAAAGAGAGGGCTTCAAACCAGACGATAAAGGCACATATCCCTCAAAGGTCAAGGTATGTGTGGACGGACTGTATTACGGACAGGACTTCGACAAGCCCAAGGAGGCAGGACAGTATTTCCTCGAACAATTGAAGAACAATAAGAAAGTGGTGCTTGCAGGTTTCGGGCAGCGTGCCGATGTCGTGTTTGTCACTGGCGACGACTTGCTTTCCTCACACTACGAGGTACAGATTGGCGGAAACAATGCGTGGAGCATCCGTTATTCAAAGCGAATGCCGCAAGACCCGACACAGGCAGGACTTGTGTTCCGCAATCTGTTGGAGCAGATTATCCACAACAATGAGGTGTACCACCGCGAGTATGACACCAACAAAAAGATGTTGGAAACCATGCCCAAGGGAGATGCTCCATTTGCCAAGCAGAAAGAACTTGACGAAGCCATTGCTAAACAGAAAGAACTCGATGCGGAGTACAACAAACTCGGCCAGACAGAGGAGGACAAGACTAAGTTCCGTTTGCTTGAGGACGATGACCCCAAGGCAATAGAGTTGGAGTCGTTGCCCGACAGCGAGCTTGTGCCTGTATATCGCAACGTGCAAGCCTTTGAGGACGATACTATCGGTTCGCCTATGGCGTTTACCGATGCGGAGACAGGCGAGCGCAGAACGTTGCAGGGTCAGAAGTGGAACTACTCCAACCCACCGCAGATTGAACTCACGCCGGAGCAGCAGCGGCAGTTGGATGAACTCAACAAGAACGGCTACATTATGGTGGACGGCAAGAAAACCACGGAGTTGCAGATAAATGACGGATTGAAGTTTGTGAAATCCAGGACCAAGGACGCACAGCTGCAATACTTCTTGAAGAAGAACCCCGAGGACAAAGGCTTGTGGGCGGCATACGACCCATACGACCATGCCATCGAGACACCGCTGAACACCCAGTTTGGCGAGGCGTACAAGCGTCCGAACCTTGTTGTGGTGCGCAGTCTTATTCCGAAATCGGAGATAGACGAGCCGTTCCATGCTGACTATGCCCTGCTGCCTACTGGAGCGCATCAGTGGAACAACGGCCGCACACTCTATCTCTCACGCTGGAGCAAGATAGACAAGGTGCTCACGCGTGAGGAAGAAGCCAAACTCATTGACGAGTATTGGAAGAAACACCCCGGCAAGCGTGAGGCATTGAAGAGCCACCGCGACTATAACCGCTTTGTGCCGCAGGTGCGCAGAGAGTTGGAGAAGATTGGCTACCGCTTTGAGTTGGACGGCAAGGAACTCACTCCCGAAGAGAGCCTTGCACTTGACGAGCGGAATATGGAGAACCGCGATGTTATCCCCGGACGCGAGGGACACGCCCCATTCATGACCAACGAGGACATTGCACGCATCAACGCCAAGATGTCCGGCAAGTGGGTGGGCGAACCCAAGGAGGCCATGAACAATGCGATGGCAGAGCGTGTGAACGAGTTGGCAGAGCGGCTCCATACACCTGTGCGCATTATCCGCACGGACGAGGAAGTGACCGCATTGCCGAGTACACGCCAGCGCAGGATGAAAGGCAGCTTTAATCCTTTGACTGGTGAAGTTACCATCGTTGTGCCTAACAATGCCAACATGGCAGATGTGGAGAACACGTTTATCCATGAGGTTGTGGGGCATGACGGACTGCGTGTGCTGTTCCCCGAAGAGGAGAAACTGAACAATGCTCTTGATGAACTCTACAACGTGTCGAAAGACGAGATACGGAACACCATTGACCGCAATGCGCAGAAGATGTACGATGCAGAGGTGGACCGATTGCGTGAGAAAAAGCGCAAGGAGCATGAGGCCAATGGCGAGGACAGCAACGCCTCCTACTATGCGGATATGGCAGAAGCCCATGCCGAGGCAAGCAAGAAGCGCGAGCAGTTCAAACGTGATGCCACGGAGGAATACGGAGCAGACCTTGCAGGGCGCATCGGTGAGAAAGGCTTTGAGAAAATGAGTGCCGAGGAACTTACGTTCTGGGGCAAGTTGAAATCCATGCTCCAAAAAGCATTGCAGAAATTGTTGGAGGGTTTGAAAATCCCCGGCAAGAAGAAATGGGGCGATAAGGAATGGGCGTTTGTCCTGCACGAAGCCTACAAGCGCAAGAAGAACGGAGACAAGCCCGATGTGTTCGATGCTGCCGACACCGAGGTAATGCGGAGAAAAACAGGGTTTGGTGAGACGAAGTTCAGTGATGGTGAACGTGAGCAGCAGACCGCTAACGAGCGTTTCAACCATGAACTCACACGTTATCAGAATGGCGAAATGGATAAGAACGAAATGTTGCATCTTGGCAGACCGCAAGGTGTAATGCGTGCGTTCTTGCCAAACTTGCCTATTGTTATGCGTCAGCGTGTAATAAAGAAAGGTTCAGAGAAGAAACATGAAGTTGATGTGTCTGCCATCATGAATATGCCGCAGCACTTATCTTCACCAATATTCGTGTTCCAACGTAGCGAGGACACCATTGGTGTGCTTACAGACATGAGAGACCGCAACGGTAAAAACGTATGTGTGGCTATCGAGTTGAAACGACAGATACAGCAAGGTGCGGAATATCTCGAAGTGAATGATGTGCGCTCGTTCCACGGCAGAGAGTTCAAGAATATTGTAGAGCCGATTGCAAACAACAAGACATTGAAGTGGGTAGATAAAGAAAAAGGACTCGCTTATCTCTCCTCAGCGTCACAACCGGTTCAGCAGGAAATAGACAAGCAAGTCCTTGATACTGCGACAAAGGTAGTCAAAGATTTTGTAAGCCCCAAAGTTTCAGACGAAAATGTTGCAGATAACGGTATTATGTTCCGCGATGGCGACATGGGACTTGACGAGACCATTACGCAGATGAAGATAGCAGCGAGCCAAGCCAATGCCGACAATTGGCAAGCCAAGCAGGAGGCGATGAAAGCCATTGGCGGCAACTTGAACAAACTGCGTCAGGCGATGGTACGTCAAAGAGAGTATGACCTTTCGACCGTGAAGAGCATCACCGACCTTGCCAAGGTGCTGCTTGACAACGGACTGCTCGATGATTTGAGCAAGTACGAGACCAAGCGCATACTCTCGGCAGTGAACAACGCCCACGGCAAGCAGGACACCAGCAACCAAGTGGTCAAGGTTATGGACATCATGGTAGATAACCAGTTGCGCATGGGTGCAAATATGCTCGGCAGACTGTTCTCCACCCGTGGTAGCCGTGTAGATGCACGAGGTATTGAGGTGCAAGGGCAGCTTGACCCAGACGGACAGACCATTGCGCAGGTTGTAAGGAAAGCCACTTCCCTGCCAAAGGCCGACATTGAGGAGCGCATTGCCGAGGCATTGAACCGCATGGGCAGCGATGACCAAGCCGTGGCCGATGAGGCAGCGTTAGAATATAGCGGTCTGTTGCTTGCCCATCAGTTTGCCGAGGATATCACCGACAGCAAAGCCGAAGAAAAGGCATTGCGCGACAGCATCAAGCAAGCCAAGGAAGATTTGGACGCTGGCATGATGGAGAAAGATGCCTACCACGAATATGTGGCAGCTACCAATGATGCCATTCGTCAGAACAAGATAGAGAGAGCCGAAGCCTACCGTTCCATTGTGGAGCAAGTAGGCAGCGTGCTTGGCGGCAGTGTTGAGCGAGCCAAGCAGTGGCGCGAGGCAGAGAAACAGCGTGTGGAGGCTATCCACGACAATGCCAACTCCGACATGGTAGGCCGTCCGACAGACGAACACCACAAGGAGGGCAAAGAGCAGAAGATAGCCAACAACAGTATTGTGCGCTTTGTGCTTGCACCATTAGGCACGTTTGACCAGATGCTGCGAATGTTCGGCAAGAAGAGCGTGAACGGTGAGGGCTACCTTTGGAACCGCTATATGCGCGGTTGGGTTGATGCCACCGAGAGAGAGTACAAAGGCTATCAGAACGCCTTGAAAACCCTTGACGAGAAAGTGAGCGAGGTGTTCGGCAAGAAAATGCAATGGGGCGACCTCTTTGCCATGGAGCGCAAGATGCCCAAGGCGACCGTTACGTTCTGGGACGGAGGCGAGCAGAAAGACCACGAACTCACCCAAGGCAACCTACTCTACATCTACATGGTAGACAAGATGGCCGACGGCCGCATGAAGTTGCGCAGAATGGGCATCACCGAAGAAGATGTGGAGAACATCAAGGATTTCGTTGACCCACGTTTTCTGCAACTTGCCGACTGGATGCAGGAGGAGTTCCTCGTAGGAAAGCGCAACGAGTACAACGAGGTACACAAGCGCATGTTCGGTGCGTCAATGGCCGCGATAGAGAACTACTTCCCATTGAAGATACTCGCCAATGCGAGAATAGAAGATGTGGACGTGGCCGACGACACTACCGACACCGCCCTGCCAGCCACCTCAACAGGCAGCATCATCAAGCGCAGACGCAACAATCTCGCCCTTGACGTGATGGGTGCGGACGCATTCAGCGTGATACTTGACCACGTTCAGCAAATGGAGCGTTGGGCAGCGTTTGCAGAGTTCAACCGCGACTTGAACACCCTGCTCTCGTACAAGCACTTCCGCAACCAAGTGATGAACATGTCGAGCGTATATGGAGGCGGCAAGACCCTATGGAACAACTTCCGCAACGTGTGCAGCATGGCCGCAGGAGCATATCGTCCACCGATTGCCCAGCTTGACAAGGCCGCAGTGAATATCGCCAAGGGCGTAACGGCAGCAAAGGTAAGTTTCAGAGTGTTCACCGCACTGAAGCAGTTCCTCTCCATGCCAGCTTACCTTTCGGACAGCAACCCTGTATATCTTGCCGCCAACATCGCCAATCCGATAGGCGCATGGAAATGGTCTATGGAGAACCTGCCACTCTTTGAAAAGCGTTGGAAGAGCCGCATGGCAGGAGACCCACGACTGATGAAGAGCGAGATGGACTGGAAGATGTGGCGCAGCCATGTGGTGGAAATCGCCTCACGCATCGGTATGTCGCCCAATGCCTTTGTCGATGCGCTGACCGTGGCCATCGGTTCACATGCCATGTACAAGACGAAGAAAGACAAATATCTTCGCTATGGCTATGACGAGGAGACCGCAGAGAAACGCGCCAAGCAAGATGCGACAATCCTGTTCAACCAGACACAGCAGTCGAGCGAGAGTGCATTCCTCTCCACCATGCAAGTGGACCGTTCATGGAAAAGTGTCGTATTCACTGTATTCCGTAACTCAAACATGTCGTACACTCGTAAGTTGTATGACGCTCTTCGCAATATCAAGCACCGCTTTGAGCCTGGGTACAAGGAAATGAGCGAGGAGTTTATGGCCAAGCAGATGCGCAGAGACGGCATAGACCCCGATAAGGCAGACAACAACGCCAAGAGAGAGTATCGCAGAAGTCTATTACACAATATGGCAACTGTCGGTGTGTTTGGGTTTATCGTGCAGATGGTTTGGAACTTGGGTGCATACCTACCTTACTTCATTGCAGGTGATGACAAAGACCAAAAGAGTGATATGTGGGATGATGCTTTCAAACATTCTTTCTTTGGCAGCATTGAGGGACTGACAGGTGGTGACGTGATGAGTGCCGTAGGTAATGACTTGATACATGGTAAAGGCTTAAATCTCAACACTGTCTCAAAGGAGATGCCTATCAGTTCAGACATTCAGAACGTCGTAAGAAAGTGGAACAAAGACAATGTTGCCGCCATGAACGATGTGGTGAACCTGCTTGTGCAGTCGGGCGTTGGAGTCAATCCGCAATCGCTGACCGATGCAGTGGTAGCCATCATGGACTATTGCGGAGACGATGCCGAGACCTCACGCGAATGTGCGCTGCTCATTGCACGCATCCTTAACTGCCCACAGAGCCAGACCGACAAAATCTATTTTGACGAGTTGGGCGCAACGGCAGCAGAGGCAAGCAAGATGACACCAGCCGAGATAGCCGAGCGATATGCCGAGTACAAGATACACAGAGGCGCACCGCTCACAGGCTGGGCATATTCAGAGGAGGCACGGGACAGTGTGAAAACCGCACAGCAGAACCGCGTGCTGACCAAAGCCAAGGAGAAGATGAGCAATCGAATGGAGACCGAGGCCACCAAGCAGTTGCTCTCCACCTTTGACGAGGTTAGCAAGCAGCAGACCGAGTTGTCGAAATTGAAAAAGACCGACAGAGCCGCCTACCGCGAGGGCATGAAACAACTCCGTCAGAAGTACAATATGCGAGAGCACGGACGCATGAAACGGTACAAGCACGACATGAAACTGCTCACCGAGAAGTATCTGCGCAGCAAGAACGCAGAGGAGCGCGACAGCCTTGTGAGGGTAATGACCACCACACGCGACAAGCTGCTTGACGACATCGGCAGAATGAACCAACAATAGTTAAACAATGAGGGACGGTGCAATAATATAAATTTGCATCGTCCCAAATTACACAATGAATATGGCAACAAAGAAACTACATAGAATGAGCCGTGTGATGCCGCAAAAGGAGTTGGACAGCGTGAGCCATGCAAGGCGCACGATGGGCAATAACCGTGCCTTTGAGGTGTTGTGGCAAGCACAGCAGTATTGGCTTGCGATGGAGACATTCCGCAGAGACCGTGAGAGGAACAAAAACTACACCTACGGTAGACAGTGGGATGACTATGTATGCGTGAACGGCAAGATGATGAAGGAAGAGGAACTCATCAAGAAACAAGGCAACGTGCCGCTGAAGAACAACCTCATCAGACGCATGGTGCAAGCCGTGCTTGGCGTGTACCGCAGCCAAGCCAAAGAGCCGACCTGCACGGCAAGAGACCGAGACGAACAGCGGTATGGCGAAACCATGAGTACCGTGCTGCAATGCAACATGCAGCTGAACCGCATGACCGAGATAAACGCCCGGTGTATGGAAGAATTCCTCATATCTGGATTTGTGGTGCAAAGGAAGTGGTACGGCTGGCGAGAAAACAAGTTGGATTGCTGGACGGACTATGTGCAACCCAACAATTTCTTCATCGACAACAACATGAGGGACTTTAGAGGTTGGGATTGCAGTTGCTTGGGCGAGATACACGACATCAGCTTTGAGGACTTGTGCGGACGCTTTGCCCACAGCAAGGCCGACTATGACCGACTGGCCGAGATATACAAGTATGCCAAGGACAAATCGTATCTCAGTGCCATGTATGACAACTTCGGCTATCCCCTGCAAGGCTACTACGACTTCCTTGTACCCTACGACCAGAGCCGATGCAGGGTAATCGAGGTATGGCGCAAGGAAAGCAAGGAGAGAGTGCGCTGCCATGACGTGAACAACGGAGACGTGTTCAAGGTGGACATGGAGGATTTCAAGGAACTTGTGCTTGACGAGAACGAGAAGCGACTGCAACAGGCGCGAGAGTTGGGCATGAGCGAGGACGATGTGCCGCTTATCCGCTATGAGTGGTTCATGGACTCATACTGGTATTACTACATGCTCACCCCATTCGGAGACATTCTTAAAGAGGGTGAGACACCTTACGAGCACAAGAGCCACCCCTACGTGTTCAAGGCATACCCATTCATAGACGGAGAGATACACTCGTTTGTGAGCAACGTGATAGACCAGCAGCGGTACACCAACCGCTTGATAACGATGTACGACTGGATAATGCGAGCGTCAGCCAAGGGTGTGCTGCTGTTCCCGGAAGAATGTCTGCCCAAGAGCATGTCGATGGAAGATGTTGCGGACGAGTGGGCAAGGTTCAACGGCATCATCATGATAAAGCAGCCCAAGGCAGGACAGGCACTGCCGCAGCAGATAGCCAACAACTGCACGCAGATAGGCATCTCGGAGTTGCTGAACATGCAGCTGAAGTTCTTCGAGGACATATCGGGCGTGAACGGAGCGTTGCAGGGCAAGCCCGGCTATTCGGGCATGTCAGCCAGTCTGTATAACCAACAGGCGCAGAACGCCACCTCCTCGCTGCTTGACCTGCTCGACACATTCTCGGCATTCATCAGAGACGGAGCGTACAAGGACGTGAAGAACATACAGCAGTTCTACGACACACCGCGCGTATTCAACATTGCAGGAAAGAACTCCACCATCGTGGAGTACGATCCACGGAAGATACGCGATGTGGAGTTTGACCTAAGCATTGTGGAAAGCACCGCCACGCCAGCCTACCGCGCCTTGACCAACGACATGCTCATGCAGTTGTGGCAAGCCAAGGCAATCAGTGTGGAGCAGTTGCTTGAACACGGAGATTTCCCATTTGCAGACGAGTTGCTGCAGAGCATCAAGTCGCAGAGGGAGCAGTTGGAGCAAGGGCAAGTGCCGGACGGAATGTCGCCAGAACTTGCACAGCAGGTTCAGCAGGGAGCGAACATGCAAGCCGTGAACCAGGCACAGCAGATGATGCAACCGACATAAAAAATAAGCCTCACTAAGCCTCCTTAGGCGACTAAGCCAAAGGGACGTTGTGGGGCTTTACTGATTTTATATGGAAGCCTCGGAGACGGGGCTTCTGTCTTTTCGGAGTGTGCGGTTTGTGATAGGCACAAATTCGGGCATTTCCATTTCGCGGTAGCAGATGTGCAGACCGATGGCACGCGTCATGAGCAAGTCGTCATGTTTGCCGACAATAGCACCATACGCGCCATTCGGCTTGCGCTCATAGATGTCGTACTCGTCAAGACACCTCTTGTCGCGCTCGATATACAGACGCTCGCGAATGACCTTGACCAAGGTAGAGATAATCATCGGTTTGGTGGCCACATTGGTGTGGAAACCATACTTGCGCGGTGCGCCCTCGCGTATCTCGTCCTCGGACTGCTTGCGAGCGTAGAGATTGGGATAGATGTCCGAAATCTGATTGAGGATATACTGCGACTGGTCGCCACCCTCCACCTGCCGCTCCTTATCGTGCGTCTCCAAGGTGTTGGACTCGATGACCAACAGCGAGTCATTGTAGAAAGCCGCAATCTGCGCGGCACGCCATGCGAGACGGTCGATGTCGCAATGACCGTACCACTGCGCCACGACAGACGGAGGTTCGCTGCCGTCAATCATGCTCAGACGGTCGAACACCACGATAACAGACCAGTCCGCCTTATTGGAGCGTCCGCCCACATCGACCACGGTAAGGTAGCGGTCGGTAACCTCGTAATCGTCAAACTTCTCGGGCATAGCCCAAATGGAGAGCAAACCCTGCCTGTCCTCACGGAAACGGAGATTGGAAAGAGCCTCCTCGCCCTCGTCGGCATCAGCATACACCTCGCCAACAAACTTAGGCTCGCGGCAGAACGGCTCAAACTGCTTGACAAGATACTTGTCGAACACCATTGTACCCGAATGGACAAACGCCTCCACATCGTCAGACGGAAACTCCGCAGCCATCACCGCAAAGTCATTTTTACCAGCACGCTCATATATGTACCAATGGATAGCCTCCAATGATGCACCCCTTTCCCACAGCGACCACAGATAGTGTCCGCTCTCCTCACGGTTGGACGGAGTGTAGGCATTGTTGCGGTTTTCCCAAAGCTGCTTGGCAAAGTCGCGTAGTTCCTCGGCAGAATTGAACGGCAACGAATAATGCTCAATCTGAAACCACGCGATAAACAAGGCCTCGTACTGCGATTTTACTTTTGGGTCGGCAGCGGCAGAATACTCCCGGTGGAAGAAATTACCAGTACCATTGGCCGTGGACTCCATGACAATCATCGTGTAAGGCTTGGCGAGAATACCAGAGCAAGCGGAACGCACAATATCTTCTGGCGACTTGCCCTCCGTCTTTTGCCACAGACCCACCTCGGAAAGATGCACCAATGAGTAAGCACCGCCACGGCAACCGTTAGGACGCTCGGCTGTACCAACCTTAATCTTGCACTCGCGCTGCGGCACACGGTGCGTAGAACCCGACTTTCCGACACCGACAAGTTTAGGCTCGTTTTCCGAATAGACCTCACCCAATTTGTGAAGAAATTCCACTGGGTGTTTCTTAATCATGAGGTCGAACATATCCTTGATTTCGTCCGATGCCGTGCCTTGGTGGGCGATGATGAGTGAGTTGAGACCTTTCTTGTGGAAGAACTGCAACCACGCCATGTAGAGCTGCGTGGTTGTGGAGCCGCCCCACTGACGCGCTTTCAAAAGAATAAGACGGATAGGCTCGCCAGCCTTTCGTTTCGCCTCAAAGCGCGACACCAAGATACGCTGCGGATACCACAAACGGAAAAGCACGTCCTTTCCTGCGTCCTTGTTGTGGATATAGACGAGCGTAGCCGTCCAAAAGGGAAAGTCGTGCTTGTAGCGCAAGCGTATGAACGTGCGCGACACCTTGATGAAATCATCGTCATTCGGCTCAACGTGCATCACGGACGAGAGAAACTTGTCGATAGAGCCAGCCTTGACCAACTTCTTGACAAGCGGAATGTCCATCATCTCAACAGGCAACCACTGAACGGGAATAGCAAAGTCGGCAATGCTGACACGGACACGTTTACCAATAGACCCCTCACCAGTGACAGGGTCGAACTTGGCGAACATGATTTCATTGCGCCTGTCATTCTCCGCAAGCAGTGCGGCAATCTCTGTATCTGTCGTATTGGTTGTCATACCATCCATTCTTTATGCGGTAAATAAACTCCCCGACCGTGCGAGGCGTGAGGTAGAACTTGGGCGCAGGTTGATTGACAATCTTTGTTACCAACTCATAGACCGACTTGTCGGGATAATCCTCACGCATGAGGAGGTATCTGCGGTAAATCTCATCAAACATCTCACGCTTGTTGCTCCTCATGCGCGGCATGGGCTTTCCTGCCGCCATAGCGGAAATGACAATGGCCGCACGCTCCTCGCTCACCCAGAAACGAGAAGCAGGAGAGTCGGCCACCAACTGAAAGATAACAGGCATGACGATGATGCTTGCCTCGGCAAGTCTGTCGCGGTACACCCTCATAAGGTCGGCATTGCGCTGCTTTGTAAAATCCAATATGCTGCCAAAGTATTTCATAAAAATCACGGTTCTGTTTTATACAAAGGTACTCAACGCAACTCACAAAAGTTAAAAGTCAGTCCACCTCTTATATGGCTATTTTTGCATACGAATATTACACAACCATAAGAAAGTTAAGATAATGGCTGAAAACAATGGAGTTAAGAGCAGACGCGACCAGCAGCTGGAGCGGCTGAGAAAGAAATACCCCGACAAGAAGTTCGAGGACGATGAGGAAATTTACGGTCAGATTTCCGATGATTACGACCAATACGAGCACGACCTTGACGGCTACAAGGGCAGGGAGAAAGCCATGTCCGACATGTTTGCCGCAGACCCGAGGAGTGCGCAGTTCCTTGCCGACATGCACAACGGCCAAGACCCTGTGCTCGGCCTTGTGAAGAATTTCGGAGTGGACATCAAGGACGTGCTTGACGACCCCGAGATGCAGGACAAGATAGCGGAGGCCAACAAGGAGTATGTGGAACGTGTGGCCAAGTCGAAACAGCTCGATGAAGAGTATGAGAAAAACATGGACGCAACGCTTGAGACCCTGCGCCAGTTCCAAGAAGAGCGCGGTATGACGGACGAGCAGATAGACGAGGTGGCCAATGCCATGCTCACCGTGGTCAAGGACGGAGTGATGGGCAAGTTCTCACGCGAGACCTTGGAGCTGTTCGTGAATGCCATCAACCACGATGCCGATGTGGCCAACGCTGGCGAGGAGGGACGCGTGGCAGGACGCAACGACAAGATTGTGGAAGGACTGCGCAAGCGCGACAAGGGAGACGGCACAGCACCGCTCAACGGAAAGAACGGAGGCGCACCGAGTCAGCAGAAGAGTTCGCAAAGCATCTTTGACCTCGCCAACGAAGCCGTGTAGCCCATGAAAGGAGAAGTAGTAAAGTTTCCCCCAGAGGGCAAGAGACTAAAGCCAACGACCGGGAGCGCAGGGTTGAGAACCCAAGTGCCGGGCGCAATGGCATCAGTAAGCAATCTCGCGAGCGCGACAGGCGGTATAGCCCCCGGCAACCTCGCACAGACCGATAGCAAATAACATTATTCACAAACTAAAATTTTAAGACATGGACGGAGAAACCGTACAAGTAGGTGGAACTACAACCACCACCCCTGCACCAGGCACAGCCGGTGTAGCAAGCCAAGTGCCGGGAGCACCCACTACCGTCAGCGGAGTGGCAGGCGCGACAGGCGGAGTCGGTCCGGGCAACCTCGTACAGAGCGACCTCGACCAAGAACTCTACAAGTTTAAGAGTGACGACACACCGCTTATGCAGCTCATGTTGAATGCAAAGAAGGTAAAGGTGAACTCGCCCGAGGTGGAACACTACATGATTGACGAGCCACGCTCCAGCGTGACCACGACCACCAAGGTTACAGCAGGAACAGCCAAGCAGTTCATCGTACCATTGCTTGCCAACGATGCGGAAATTCCTCGCTCGTATGGCACACTGCTCGTAAAGGGCGTGGACGGCTATGCGGACGATGGCAAGACCAAGACACCGGGCAAAGACCTTATGCTCTTTGTGACAGGACAGGACCCCACCACAAGCAATCCGATATGCCGTGCCGTGAATGGTCCTAAGACCAACCCGGCAGACGAGTATTGCACCACGCCCGAAATTCCTGCCGGGTCAACACTCATCATCCTTTCCAATGCCCTCTATGAGACGCAGAAGAAAGTTGACCCCGACCTCATCGTGCCACAGCCACAGACGGTATATCTTCAGAAGCGCGGTATGAACCAGATTGTATCTGACTACTACGAGGCGCAGAAGAAGAAAATTCCATTCGGCAAGGCTGTCATTGCAGAGGCCGCCATCACCAACTTCAAGGTGCGTGGCAACCGTACTCTCTACGCTGGGCGCAGAGGCAAGATGACGGTGCAGACACCAGAGGTCGGTGCGCAGACCATCTACTTCACCGAGGGCGTGCGCTACCAAGTGAAGAAGGAACTCAACCACACGGGCAAATGGATTATTGAGGAAGTCATCGCCTTGGCGAAGATGACCTTTACAGGCGAGGACGTGCCCAAGAGTGTGATTGCCCTTTCTGGCAAGAACTTCTTGGAGAACATCCAGTGCATCGACTATTCCAAGCACCCGGAAATTCAGATTACCACCAAGACCAATCCTGTGGGCTGGGTAGTAACCAACTTCCACACCGTGTTCGGAGACATCGAATTCAAGCATGACCCGACACTCGACCGTTTGAAGTGGAGCAACTCCGCATTCATCGTTGCGCCCGACCGCCTTGTACACTACCAGTACTCGGCAGAGCACTCGTCAAAAGACCGTGTGGAGGGCGAAGAGGCAACACGCGAGTCAATCCTTGTGTGGGATGCACTCGCACTCAAAGGCTCATGCCATATCTGGATTAACGGTGAGGGCGACAACGAGAACACCACAGCCGTACAAATCCACTTGTGGGACAGCGAGGAAGCCCCCGAAAGTCCTGTTGAGGGTGGTGTGTACTACCTGTTGCAGGACTGCCCGGGCATCAATGCCGAGGCCGTCAGCGGTCAGATGTGGCAGTGCAAGAGCGCAGCATGGGTGGAGTATGCAGGTGATGTGATGGCCACCGAGTAATCCGATGTTTAATTAAACCAATCATCAACCAATAGAGGCGGATAGGTAGCAATGCCGTCCGCCTTTATTTATAATAATCAGACAACGAAATGAAAAAGAAGAGAATAACCTACGGAGTGTACGGCATGATGGAATACCAGACTATCATCAAGATAGGCAGAGCCACACTCAAAGTATTGTTCACTGACGGCTCAATGACCGCCATCGGACAGAACCCAGCGAAGTACACCACAAGCGACTTCCTTGTGCAGCGTGCCATAGAGAACAGCAGCGAGTTCAAGAAAGGCCGCATACAGGTGGTGGACACCATCGAACTTGACGAGGAGGTGCGCATCGAGCGCAACCCTGCCAAGCCGAGTACGCAGACGGCAAATGTGGCGGCAAAGGCTGTGATTGACAATAAGCCTACCGAAGCCTCTTCAAGCCATACTACGCCTGTGGCGGAGGACGTGGCGGACGAAACTACCGAGGAGGCTGATGCAGGTGTTGTAACACCAACGGACGAGGCTGATGCGGAAACTATCGAGGAAGAGCCAGAGACAGAGAGTGAAACCAATGTCGAAGAGGATACCACAAGCGAGGAGACCGCAGCCGAGGACAATACGGCAGAGGGCAAGACCGAGGTGGAGTTCACCGACAACCAAGAGGCCAAGGACTACATATTCAAGAACTTTGGCGTAAAGCCCGGCACGATGCGCAACCGTGAGGACATCAAAGCCGTTGGCGAGACCTACGGAGTGAAAATCACGTTTGTCAACGAGAAGTAAGGAATGACGATATGGTGTACAAAATCGAAGTCGTGGAGCAAGATGTGCGCATCGCCATAGACGAGAACAAGACCAGCGAGCAGCTCATCAGCGATGAGGATATTGACACCTTGTCGTTGAATGAAGTGATACGCTCGAAGATAGAGGAAGCCGTGCGCAGGGTTGAGACCACAGCTCCCGTGTATCTCTTGGAAGAGGGACACGAGTTTGGCGAGGCCGTGTATTGGGAGGATAACGGCAGTGGTTGGGTGCTGCTCCCCGATGACTTCATGCGGTTGATAGCATTCCGCATGAGCGACTGGGAGCGCACTTGCTATAATGCCATTTCGGTGGACGACCCACTCTATGACCTGCAATCGTCAAGATACAAGGGCGTGAGAGGCAGCGTGCAGAAACCAGTGTGCGCGGTGGTGAACCGAGCCGAGGGCAAGGCGTTGGAGTTCTTCAGCTGCAACAGCGAGGACGCCTACGTCAAGCGAGCCACCTACATACCCTATCCCAAGATAGACGATGAGGACGGCATCGACATCTCCGAGCGTTGTTACACAGCCGTAGTCTATACCACGGCAGCATTAGTACTAACCGCCTTTGGCGCGACCGACAAAGCAGAGCAGTTGAACGCCTTGGCAAAATCAATAATGGAATGAGTTCAATACCAACAAAACAGATAGACGGTGATGTGGCCGTAGGCCGCAACGTCAGCATGGGCGGTTCGGGTACGGTGCGTGGCTCCATGACCGTAGGCCACAACCTGACCGTGGAGGGTTGGCTTGAAGCCAAGAACATCAAGGGACCGAACAAAGGTCTGTTCAAGACCGCAGCGCAACTGCGCGAGGCATACCCCAACCCACACGAGGGTTGGTGGGCATTGGTGACCGTGGAGGGCAGCGCATCATCAGACCACTTGGGACAACTCTATGTGGCAGACGGTGGCACATGGGTAGCGCAGGTGGACAGCAGCGGAAATCCATTGCTGAAAGGCAACCCCACCGTGGACAGCACCGAGTATATGGAAGCCGTGGAGGAAATGACAGCCGACCTTGAGGCTGTCAAGGTAGATGTGAACCAAAACAAGGAGGACATCAAGAGCCTGCGCAGCACGCAGACCTCGCACACGGACAGCCTTAACACCCTCAACTCGCAGATGGGTACGGCACAGACCGACATTGCCAATCTGAAGAAAACCGTCAGCGACAACAAGAGCGAGTTGGCAAACAGCATCAGCGGTGTGCAGAAAGACCTCACCGCATTCAAGAACACCAAGGGAACTACAGATGGACTTGCACCTTTGGACGAGAACGGACAAGTACCCTCGCAGTATCTGCCTGGATATGTGGACGATGTGCTGGAGTTTGGCGGCATTGTATCGGGCATTACCGCACAATTCCTGTCAGTCAGCAAATCATCAACGGACGAGAATTGTGCCGTGGTGTACAACAAGACCACTGAAACATTCGTCTTACGCTACACCCAACCCTCAGAGTCAGAGTTTGACCTGCGTCCGACCATCACCTATTATAACAACTGGCTGGACGGAGACCTCTTTGGCGATGGGACTGTATTGGGACGCAAGCCCCACAGCGGCAAAATCTTCATGGACGTAAGCACCAACAAGACCTACCGTTGGAGCGGCACGACACTGGCCGTAATCGGCTCGGACTTGGCACTCGGCCACAGCAGCGGTACGGCATTCCCCGGAGACGAGGGAGCGGATTTGCAGGAGCGCATGAGCGAGGCAGAGAGCATGGCAACCATCAGCCGACAACTGATAGACGAGAACAGCGCGGAGTTACTGAACCGCAACACAATCAACGCCAATGTGCTGCTGTCGTTGGGCAACCGTGAAGTGTCATTCTCCGTGGTGCTTGAAAAAATCTTCGATTTGAAGAACAAAGCAAGATACATGAAACCCGGTATCGTGCTGTCGTTCCTCTCGGAGACAGGCATACAAAACAAGCAGTGGACGAACTACGGCAAGGAAACCGAGACCGACTGGAAAACCGAAGCCAACTGGACAGACTTCGGCTCGAACGGCAGTGCCATAGGCAACACGGTGAACGTGAACGACATCTGCGAGGACACCGAGTACACCCTTTCGACCGCCATCAAAGCCGTGCAGGACAAAGAGAAAGAAAGCGGACTATCGTATATGAAGAGCGGTGTCGTGCTGACCTATAAAACAGCCGATGTGACCAGCAACGGCTCGCCCAAGTGGGACGCCTACCAGTTCACGCGCACCGTGAACGACATCAACCCGGCAGACTTGAAACCTTGGGTGGAGTTCGGAGGAGGCGGCAACAATGCCGTGCCGACCTCGGACACCCCCGAAAAGGACGGCAAGGAGGCATTCTCCACAGGAGGTGCATACGCCAACATACCCGCCACACTGCACATTGACACCGAGACGCAGGGCGTGGTGAAGCTGCAACTGCAGAATGCCGGGCAGGAAGCCGTGGGCGACGAGGTGCAGTTTGCCGTAGGCGGAGGAGGCGGAGAAAGCACAGGCACGATTGTGAGCATACAATTCGAGCAGAGTCCGCTGTATGCCAAGGCTGGCGGCAGCGTGGTGATGAAAGCAGCCGTGCGAAGCGTTACCACACAAGGCAGCCAAGAACTGAGCAACATGATAGAAAAGGTGTTGCTCAAAGACCGCGACACCGGGCAGACCTTGGAGACATTCATGTTCAACAGAGCATCATCTGCAAGCGGAGATACCTATGACTTCGAGATGGACGTGAGCAGCTACTTCGTGACGGCCACCACCAAGCGTTTCCAGCTCATCGCTTATGACGATGCAGGAAACACAGGCAGCAGGAACATCAACGTGAGCGGTGTAGATGTTACCATCAGCAGTGTGCAGACCCTCAACTACACGGCAAGCACCGCCCTTGCCGCAGGAGGAGCCGCCAAGAGCATACCGATGTACAAGTTTGCCAACAACGCATCGGACAAAGGCATCAAGGTAGTAACCGAGATATACCTAAACGGAGAGTGGCAGACACTCGGCACAAGCGTAGTTCTCGACACCTACTCGCACTCCATCACCATAGACCCGAAGAACTGCTTGGGCGAGACACTGACACATGGCGCATACCCCCTGCGCATACACGGAGAAGATGTAGGTTCGGGCGTGGTGGGCAACTACCTCCACACAGCCGTCATGGTGGTGGAGAGCGGCAACAACACCCCGATAGTGGCCATGCGCTGGCACACCGAGCAGTTGCAAGGCAAGAGGAAACTCTACGAGAACATCGAGGTGGACTATGCCGTGTATGCAGCCGACACGGACGAGCCGCAAGCCGTGGTGTGGTATGACGGAGCGCAGGAGACAACCACCATAGCTTACCGGGGGCAGACCAGCACGTTCACCAAGCAAGTGCAGGAGAGCGTGCATGACGGCACAAAGAGCGTATCGGTGAAAGTGATGTGCGGAGACAGCGCATCAGAAACCGCCACATTCATTGTCGATGGCTCGCTGGTAGATGTGGAGGAAGTGACCACCATGCGCGAGTTCAACATCACGATGGACTCACGCAGCAACGGAGAGACCGACAAGACCATCAAAGACGGAAACGTGGAAATCACCGTTGAAAACTGCAACTGGTCGAGCAACGGATTTGTCAAGGACACCTACGGCACACCCACCTACGGCACGGAGAACGACAAGGGACGCATGGCACTCCGCATAGCCGAGGACATGAAAGCCGTGTGTTCGTTCAAGCCGTTCGCCAACACCAGCATCGAGCAGAACGGCATGGCACTGAGTTTCACGGTGAAGGTGAAGAATGTGGAAGACCGCACGGCACGCATCATCGACTGCCTGGGCGACAACCAGCTCGGTTTCTACTTGACTGGCGAGAAACTCGTGTTCACCTGTGATGGAGCAACCGCAGCCAACCCCGACGACTTGGGCGCACAGCAGACAGCCGTAGCCCTGTATGCCACTGACAAGGAGACACGTTTCGACATTGTGATAGAGCCGACCAGCATAGCCCCATACAGCGGCATAGGCTCCATCAAGATATATGTGAACGGAGACGAGGCCGCAGCCACCTATTACAATGCCGGGAAGTTTGCCCACAACGACATGCAGATAAAGTTTGACGGCACGAAAGCCGACATCTACCTGTACCGTGCCATCGGCTGGGCCACCTACTACAACTACCGACAGGCATTCAACAACTACTTGGTGGGACAGAAAGACACCGCAGCCATGCTGACGGAGTATGAGAAGAACCAAGTGATGGCCTCGCAGACCGCAGAGGGAACAACCAAGGACAGGCCGACCATGCAAGCGTGCATGAACGCAGGACTATGCTGCGTGACCCTGCTGAAAAATGCCGACACCCCCGACATCGAGCAGAGCTACCCCGGCTACCTCGACAAGCTGGACGGAGACAAAAAGACCAAGGCATACTTTGACTGGGTAATCCGTTTCCCCGACAGGCCATGGCAGGACTGCAAGGTGTACAACGTGCCGACCACAAACCAAGGCACGACCTCATCGCTGCGGCCCGTGAAGAACAAGAAAGGCAAGTTCAAAGGCTGCAAGATAGAGATGCTCCACACAGAGGAGGACTTCAAGAACGACCCAGTGGCACTGGCCAAGTTCCAAAAGGCCAAGAAGATGGCCGCGAAGAGCCAAGTGCAGGTGATAGACGGAGGCTTGTGGGTAAAGACCATCACCATCAAGGTGGACTACTCCGACTCGACAGGCGCGAACAACGGAGCGACCATGGAGCTGATGAACAAGACCCAGCGAGCCATGGGAGCGGACTACATGACCCCAGCGCAGAATGCCTACAACGGAGGCGACACGATGAACACCAGCATCGACAGCGTGACGTGCGCCCTATTCCGCACCGACCAGCAGAGCGTGGACGCGACCAACGAGACCTACGCCTACTTCCATGCCAAGGCCAATTTCAACGTGGACAAGGGCAACCCCTCGTTCTTCGGCTTCGAGAAAGTGAGCGGCTACAACAGCGACTGCTTGAACTATGGCGACTTTGTGGAACTCGTGGCCGAGAAAAACCAAGACCTCAACATCTTCAAGGTGCAGACCTTGGCGAAGAGCGAAGAGCTGATAGCCTCGAACATCTACATGCTGAGCGAATACTGCGGAGAGAAGCACATCTTCTTGGAGAATGACGGCACAGGCACGATGCAGGAGACCACCGCCACAGCCGACCCCACGGAAGTGGACAAGAGCCTTGCCGAGGTGCTGGCAGACGATGTGAACAACTACGACTGGGGAACGGTGTACCTGACGAACGACTACAAGTATGTGAAATACAGCGGAGGCAAGTGGAAAGACACCACAGGCAAGATGCAGTATGACACGAGCACCAAGAAATGGGGCGTGACAGGCAGGGTGCTGAACCCGGTAGAGTGCTTTGAGTACTTGAAATACGACTCGTTCTGTTGGCTGCAAGGCGTGAACAGCGTGGACGACCTCATGCGCATAGACCAATCGACAGGCGAACCCGTGTGGCTCGGCTACTACGAGAGCCGATACCCCGACGATGACGACTTGAACGACCTCTACGCCAAGGGAAAGAAAGTGCCGTACAACCTATATAAATGGCTGCTGTGGACGCAGGAGTGCTCGCAAGACCGCACCGAGGCAGACGGAAACATCACCCTGCACGGCAAGAGCGTGGCAGGAACAAAGGAGAACCGATTGAAAAAGTTCTGCGAGGAACTCTACCTTTATGCCAACGTTCGTTCTACGGGTTGTTACATTATAGGTACTGATTATGTGCTTGCTGTTGACCAACGAAGCAAGAACATGATGATTTCGTTCTATCTTGACATCAACGGCAGCATACGCGCCTACTTCAACCATTGGTATGACGGAGACTGTTGTTGGCTTGCTGACAATGACTGCGGTATTACTGTGCCATGGGATTTGGACAGCGTGACAGACACTAAGCATTATTACCAAGGTTGGAACTCTGTAATGTTCAAGCAAGGTTATGCAGCTGACAAGTTCTGGCTTGAAGATGAGGGCAAGACCACCATCACGCTGCACGACATAGCGGGCGACATGCGCAGCGCGGAGGCAGACGGCATCAAGATATTCTCCGCAGACGGCTGCAAGAAACTCTGGATCACCGACCGCATAGCGAAGTGGGCGAAGATAACCAGCTCGTTTGACGGAGAGCGCAAGTACATCGAGAACTCCAAGGCAGGTGCAAACTACTACTATGCCGTACACGGATTGCGATATGAGGACTTGCCCGTGACGTTTGAGAAACGCTTTGCCTACCGTGACGGCTACTACCAAGTGGGCGAGCTGTACACTAATCCGTTCAAGATGCGTGCCGTGGGTACGGACATCAGCATCAAGATAACGGCAGTGCAGGACGGCTTCTTCGGATTAGGCGTGGACCGTGCGGACGCTTGTGTGGACAGCTGCTATCTGAAAGCAGGAGAAAGCTACACGCTGAAGAGCGGCATGACCGCCACAGGCGCAGGAACGATGCTCTACGTGTTCGGAGCGACACGCCTTGCCAGTCTTGACATCAGCGGCTGCACCCCGAAAGCCGAGGGTTGGGACATCTCGAACTGCACGATGCTGCAAGAACTGATACTTGGCGGAGCGGACTACACGCCAGCCGAGGAAAGCGGAGCAATCACGCAGCTCAACATGGGCAACAAGAGTTTCCTCAGACGCATAGACGCACGCAACACCAAGGTAACAAGCATCATCGCCTCGTACTGCCCGAGACTGAAAGAGGTGTTGGCGAGCGGTTCGCAACTGTCGAGCATAGACCTTGCCGAGACAGCCCCGATAGAGACCCTTGAACTGCCAGCCACCATGACCACGCTCTACTTCAAGAACCTGCCCAAGCTGACCTATCCTGGCGGACTGACCATAGCAGGAATGACGAACGTGAAGAAAATGTTCCTTGACGAGTGTCCGCACATCGACACCATGACCCTGCTGCGGCAGATAACCACGGCAGGACAGCTGAAGAGCGTGCGCATACCGGGCGTGAACGCCACCGCCAGCGTGGAGATGCTGCGCGGCATCATGCAGAGCGGAGCCGTGGGCATAGACGCGAACGGCAGCACCTACGATGAGACCGGGCAGTGCAGCGGCATCATCGGCCGATGGATACTGACAGAACTTGTGGAGGACAGCGAGGTGGAGGCATTGCAGAAATACTTCCCGAAACTGACCGTCATCAACTCGCAGTTCTCGGTGGTGAAGATAGACGACATCGTGAGCGGAGACTTCTGTGAGCGATACAGCAACCCCGAAAACAAGACAGGCTCGGACTACGACAAGACCTTTGTGGCGAGCGGACACACACTGAAGATATTGCAGGAGACCCACGCCTACAAGTGTACCTACAACTCCAAACTCAAACAGATGGAGGGCGTGCAACTGAGCGACAGCGACTTCAACTATCTTGCCACAGGCGAGAGTTTCGATGTGGGCGATAGCGCAGGAGAGGGCTTTGACATCTTCCACCATCTGCCCCACCACTGGTACAAGGGCGTGAACGACTACAAGAACCAACAGAAGTACATCGTCTATTCGACCACGGAGAACGAGCCGCTATCCACCGTGAACAACAAGCGCGAGGCCATGCTATCGGCACTGCTCTATGCGGAGAACACAGGCGTGTATGCTGACGAGGCAGAGGTAGGCACGGTGATAGACGAGAACATCATCACCACCGCTGCCAACGTGAACGCCTACCGCATGGACGTGGAGGGCATGAAGCAGGTGAGATGGCCGGGACTGAACCACGCAAGGCTCGGAGCCGTGTTCACGGACGAGAACGGACAGATAGTAGGCAAGTTCAACATGATGGTGAGCCACACCTACTTCGACTTCTCGATAGGCAACTACGTGTTCTGCGATGTGCCTGGCGGAGCAAAGTGGATGTACTTCACCTCGTACCGCGACATAGAGGACAGCCTGTGTCTTGCCGTTGACAGCGAGCATATAGAGGCCATAGAACCCGAATGGACGGAGCACACCGTTGGCGAGAACGACAGCCTCTTGGGAACATACCCCATCACCATAGACGGACTGAAACGACCAAGAAGCATATCGGGCGCGGTGCGCTCACGCAAGGGAGACGGCACTTCGCAGACCTCGGCAGAATGGGCATACGACACTGACGGCAACCCGACAGAGACACCGACCGGGACGATACACTACACGGCAAAGGACTTCCAAAACAGTGCGCACATGCGCGGAGAGGGCTACCAGCTCCAAGACTACGAGCAGCACAAGGAAATCAGCAACCTGTGGTGGGCGACCCACGGCACGACCAACGAGCAGTCTGTTGTTGGCAATGGCGCACACGATGCCACGCTGAACAGCCTCGACAACATAGGTATGGCCGACACCTCGTATGTGGGCAACGCAATGAACTCCATCATGGGACTCAAACACTATGTGGGCTGCGACTCGGAATGGATGGACTACATAGCAGGAAACGTGCAGAGCTACGAGACGTTCTACAAGAACCGCTGTGTGGAGACCAACGATGACCCCATAGACTACAAATTCCACATCTATGACCCGGTGAAGAAAACCGAGCGTGTGGTGCAGAGTGTGAACTCTAACGGCAACTGCGTTGTGAGAGTGGTGCATGGAGCGAAGTGCGACATCTTGCCAAGCAAGGTGCATCAGACAGACACAAGCAAGTACACCACACACTATGCGGCAGGTTTGTGGTTTCCGGGCAGCAGAGGCCGCTGTGTTCTGCGGTCTGGCCACAACTCGAGTGCGGGCAGCGGTCTCGCCTATGCGTTCGCGAACTACGCTTCTTCGAACTCGAGCTCGTACTTCGGTGGGCGGCTGGCCTTCCGCGGCAAATTCGTAATAGTCGGATAAAGCGGCAAGCGTAGCCACGAAAAAAGCGTCAGAGGGAGAGCCGACGATAGGAGGCTGCTCCCTCTCCCTGCTTTCTCGCGTAAGCGAGTTTTTTATGAGCGATGCAAAATAATTGCAAAAGTTGTAGGATATATCAACTTTAAGTATTACCTTTGCAGCATGAATTCAGAGAGGAAGATATTACTTTACAAAGACTACTTCCTCACGTTCTACCGCTCTTTGGAAATGGGCGCACAGAAGAAGATAGACTATGTGCTTGATGTGCTGAAGATGCAGGAGAGAGTGAGTGAGAAATTTGTGAAGTTCATCAAGGACGGACTCTATGAGATTAGAGCCAGTTACAATGGGAATATATACCGTGCATTCTTCATCTTTGATGAGGGCAACATCGTGATGCTGTTCAACGGCTTTCAGAAGAAAACCCAAAAGACACCCTCAAAGGAGATAGAGAAAGCACTTGAACTTAAAAAGGAATATTATGCAGCAAAGAAATGACATTAGCAGTTTCGATGCCATTCTTGATGCCAAGTATGGCGCAGTAGGAACTGCGGAAAGAGAAGCGTTCAGAAAGGAGGCGACCAACTATTGTGTGGGACAGATTATCTATGATGCCCGAAAGCAGGAACACATGACCCAATCAGACCTCGCAAAGAAAGTCGGTACGGACAAGACCTACATATCACGCATAGAGAAAGGTGTGATAGAGCCGGGTGTCGGCATGTTCTTCCGCATCATTGATGCGCTTGGTCTGAAAGTGGACATAGTGCGTCCGATTATGTAAGCAAAGTAGCAAAAGGCAGAAAATCCCACGCGCCGCTGTGTTCTGCGGTCTGGCAACAACTCGAATGCGAACAGCGGTCTCGCCTATGCGAACGCGAACAACGCTTCTTCGAACTCGAACACGAACTACGGTGGGCGGCTGAAATTCTCTTGGTTAAGTTTAATCGGAGGTCTCTGACGTGGCACGAGGATTGCCACAAACATACTCCGAGGGATTAGAGCCTCGGCAACAGCATATAAATATGGAAAGCCGGAACACGACATTAACCACATGTGGGGAGTGCGCAAGTATCTCCCCACAGGACAGGAAGGCTGTCTATACATTGGAAGAACTATTGGGGCAGGTAGAAGAAAAGACTTCTATCTGTTTTCCGTTATTAGACCTTATCCCCGAAATCATAGCGGACGAGAACATGGTACGCTCGTTCAAGCGCGTCATGTCGAACCTGCACAACGCAGATACTCGCAACGGCCTACGGTGGAGGGAGAATATTGTTATAGACGGAGTGGAATGCACGCCACGCATGGTGCGCTACATGAAACGCAAGGCGGACATCATCGCCATGCTAAAGGCACAGATAGCCAACGGCACATTCCGCATCAAGCACCTTAAATCGTTTGAGACGGCAGACGGCCCGAAGATAAGAACCGTGCAAGCACCGTCCGTCATAGAGCGTGTGGGCAGCAACGCCATCATGGAGATAGTGGAAAAACACCTTGCGCCCATACTGATAGAGAACACCGCAGCCTCGATAGAGGGAAGAGGGCCACACGGATTGTATCACAAGATGCAGGAGGCAAGGCGGAACAATCCGAAACTCATATACTACTATCAAAGCGACTACAAAGGTTACTACGACCACATACTGCATGACCGACTGATAGAGATAATAAAACGCTACATTGCCGACCCAGTGCTGCTGCCCATACTCATAGACTTTGTAAAGGCTCTGCACCCGAATGACAACGTAGGCATCAGCAAGGGACTACGCTCCTCGCAGTTTTTCGGCAACCTGTACCACAACGACATAGACCATGCCATGATAGAGGAATGTGGAAAAGACAACTACAACCGCTTTTGTGACGACATATACATACTTGGAGACAACAAGAAAGAGTTGTGGAAACACAGGGACACCCTGCATAGACTATGCAAACCCTACAATCTGATAATAAAGCCGAGTGAGAAAGTTGCACCCATCAGTGCAGGAATGGACGCACTCGGCTTTGTTGATTATGGGGACTACTCCCTGCTGAGAAAGCGTACCAAGGTGAACGCTGCACGGAAACTCGCCAAGATAAAGTCGCGCAAGAGGCGGCAACAGATAATAGGGTCATTCAAGGGAATGGCTTGCCACGCAGATTGTAAACATCTATATTATACATTAACAGGTAAACACATGAAGAAGTTTTCAGAAATGGGCGTAACCTATACACCTGCTGACGGCAAGAAACGCTTTCCCGGCAAGGTGACACGCCTCGGTGACATCGTGAACATACCGATAGAAATTCACGACTTTGAGACAGGCATAGACACAAAAGAGGGCGAAGACCGCTATTTGGTGTCATTCCGCAATCCAGCCAACTCGGAATGGGGCAAGTTCTTCACCGCCTCGTTGGAGATGAAAGGCATACTTGACCAGATAAGCGACATAGAGGACGGCTTTCCATTCGAGACCATCATCAAGTGTGAGGTGTTTGACGGCAGCAAGCGCAAGTATAACTTCACTTAATGGCAGCTCACTAAAGATAAAAGGCGATGTGCGGTGTGTCGGTGTATCTTTGCAGCGTAACAAATTCATAACGACATGGAGAAGATATACGGCACAACCCAACGGCAAGATGGACTGCAACGCATAGGCAAGAACAAATGGCTGCTCTACTTCGGCTATTACGAGACCGAGGACGGCAACTATGAATACCGCCACACGTTCAGCCGCAAGCCCACGATGGACGAGATAAAGCAGCTTGTCAGAGACACGATAGACGCAGAGACCAAGGACAAGATTGTGAACCGCTTTGAGTATGACGGCATCAAGGTATGGCTGTCGGACGAGAAGCAGCGCAACTACGCATCTTTGGAAAACAACGAGAGCATAGCCTATCCGCTCACGCTGAAACTCAACGAGGAGGCGGACGCAACGCCAGTGTACTACACCTTTGAGACAAGAGAGGACTTCATCAAGTTCAGCAAGGAGGCATCAGCCTACATTCTCAACGCCATCATGGACGGTTGGAAAGAAAAAGACAACATAGACTGGAGCGTGTTTGACCTCCAGTAATGGAAACGAGAACCTATCAGAGGGACGCAGGAGCAATCTTGTGTCCCTTTTTTAGTGTGCCACAACAGATAAAAGGGAAAGAACCATGCCTGTAAGTAAATTTGCCATGAACTAAATTCTTATTGACATGAAGAAGATTATCAAATGGCTCGGAGCGAGCAACCGATACAAGCACTTTGTTGGCGGTGTGGTGATAGGACTTGGAGCGAACAGCACCTATTGCGCAGCGTATGCAGGAGTGGGCGTAGCCGCAGCCTTGGAACTCAAAGATGAGTTGTGGGGCGGCAAGTGGGACTGGATAGACTTCGGCTGCACAGTGGCAGGAGTAGTTGTAGGACGCTTAATAAGATGGGCAGTATGGCAGTAGTATTCAAACTTTGGAAGTTCGCGGCCATGGCCGTGGGCGGCATGGTAGGCTGGCTTGTGGCAGAGTTCAGACCGACATTCCCATTGATAGCGGTGGCCATCATCTTTATACTGTATGACGCATACACCGCTTTCAAGCTCGACAAGCGCGTACACGCAGCCTATCCCGAAAAGACCGACAGGAAGAAAGCCAAGTTTACCTCGTTCGCCTTTGGCAAGGTGGTGAAGCAGACCATACCCAAGCGGCTGTGGCTGATAGTGCTGGCATACTTGGCAGAGCATTGGGTGTTCATACACATGCAAGTGCCGTTGTCGTATATCCTTACAGGCGTGATATGCTTTGAACAGGCGTGGTCGATACTGGAGAACGAGAGCAGCTGCCGACCAGAGGCAGAGCACCGCTTTTGGAAAGCATTGCAGCAAGTGATGGTGGACAAGACGGCAAGACACTTTGACGTGAACCTTGACAAACTAAAAGAAGAGAAAGATGATAGTGTTGATTGACAACGGCCACGGTGAGAATACACCGGGCAAGTGCAGCCCCGACAAGCGGTTGCGCGAATACAAGAAAGCGAGAGAGATAGCACGCAGGTTGGTGAACACCCTACTGAGCAACGGAGTGGAGGCACACCTGCTCGTACCCGAAGAGACCGATGTGTCGCTTGCCGAGCGATGCAAGCGAGCCAACAAGTACTGCGACAAGTACGGAGCGAAGAACGTGCTCCTCGTGTCGATACACCACAATGCCGCAGGAGCTGACGGCCAGTGGAAGAGCGCAGGAGGCTGGTGCGTATATACCTCGCCCGGCCAGACGAGTGCCGACCTGCTTGCCACCGACCTGTGGAACGCAGCCGAGGAAAGCCTGAAAGACTACATCGGCAGCTTTGACGCGCACAAGGCCAAGGGCGACTACGACAGCAAGCAGAAACCCATGCGTGCCGACTGGAGCGACAAAGACCCCGACTATGAGGCACGCTTCTACATACTGCTGCATACCAAGTGCGCAGCCGTGCTGACGGAGAACCTCTTCCAAGACAACAAGGCAGACGTGGAATATCTGTTGAGCGAGGAGGGCGTGCGGAGCATCGTGCAGTTGCACTACAAAGGCATTACGGACTACATCAAACACACGAAAGCATGAAACACGCATTGAGTTTTGTAGGAGGCGTGTTGCTCACGCTCCTGCTTGTGGCACTGCTCTACCCCGAACCCAAGGCAGGGAACGGCCACAACATCGTGATCCAAACCGACACCATCATAAAGCGCGACACGGTAAGAGACGTGCCGGGAGAACCTAAGTACACCAGCGAGCAGCCAGTCGGAACTGCCGAGGTGAGAGTGCCAACGGACTGCATCAAGATGGGCGATGCAGTACAGCCACCCATCAGAGCCGACACTGACACGGCAAAGGGATATGCAAAAAATCTCGTAGCCAACGGTTCGGACAGCGCGACAATAGAGTTGCCCATCATGCAGAGCGTGTATGAGAACGCGGACTACAAGGCATACGTCAGTGGCGTACACGCACGGCTCGACAGCATATTTGTGTATCCACTGCATGAGGTGGTAACCATCAAGGAGAAACAGCCCCCTAAGCGGTGGCACATAGGCGTAACGGCTGGGTACGGCATAGGCACGAAAGGAATGCAGCCGTATGTGGGCATAGGATTAACTTATTCAATCATTTCATTCTGATGGAGACGATAACCATACAAGTATTCAAGGACGATGTGTATGAGGAAGTGGCAAAAGCCACGGACTACACAGGTGCGAAACTCATAGACGGAGACGAGAAAGCGCGAGACCGCATACTCGCCACCGACAACGAGCTGAGCGACCTTGGAAGATTTTGGGAAGAGTCGGTGCTTGCCACCAACGAGCGGCTGAAAGAAATGCTTGTGTCGGGAACGACCAAAGATGTACAGGTGTCCACCGATATATGGGGTACAAAGGATTTGGCACAACCTAACATAGGTCTGCCAATCAAGCCTGTCATCATGAGGACCGCATACGAAGCAGTGCTGGAAGTGAGCAAGTCGTTTGACAAGGAACTGACAAGCAATGTGCAGTCAGCCCTGCGCAACTTCTTCATCACATCAATCATCGGCCAATGGTTCAAGTTGGCCAACAAGGGCGAGGCCACCGACTACTTCAACCAAGCAGGAGAAATGATGGACGGAGCGGAACGACTGCTGTACAGCAGGAAGAAACCGACACGCCCAAGTGATTAACCAACAAAAAGAAACAGAATATGTCAGAAACATTAGGTGCAAAGAAAGAGGTAACAGCAACCATCAAGATAGACTGGCTGCTGTACGACATCATGAACGAGACCTTTCTTCGCGGACGCACGATACAGAACAAGGAGAACCACAAGGAAGTGGCCAGCATGTTCGCCTCGGAGGACGAGGAGAACCGCGAGAAGATACTGCGCTCTATCAAGAAAGGCTTTGCCGAGGTAAAGACCGAACTTGCTGAATACCTTGATGAGGATGGTACATCGACCGACAACAGCCACTATGACGGCAGCGACGACCTGTCGCTGAAACTCCAGATGCCAAGCAACTTCAATGAGGCCGCCACGACAGGCGTTGGCGAGGCCATACACGACTATCTGAAGAACACCGCCATTGCGGAGTGGTACATGGTGACAAACAAGGCAGACGCGGAGCAGTATGTGGCACTCGCACAGAAGAGCCTTGTGAGCATACAGCAAGCCGTGAGCAAGCGGAGCCGCCCGAAGCGTCCTGCGGACTAAGGAGGAGAAGCCTATGAGTTGCTGTGTGGAAAATGACGGAGGGACACTAAAAGTAACCCTCACATTCAAGCGCGACCAACTGCTGTACGACATCAAGAACTACGCCTATGTGGAGAGCCATGTGATGCCAGCCGAGACGGAACACGCCAAGCACATGGTGGCCGATGTGGGCGAGGACGGCAATGTGGACCGCATGACAAGGGTGATAGACTTGGGCGTGTCGATGTGCCGTGAGCTGCTCTATCCGTGGGCGAAGAAAGAGATAGAGAACACGGACTTTGACGACACGCTGAAAGAGCGGCAGCAGTATGTAATCGTGATGAACGTGCCGACCACATTCTCGCAGACCACGCTCACATTGGTGGAGAGGCTGATACACGAATACTTAGTGTGCAGAGGTGTGGCCGACTGGCTAAGCATCACGAACCCTGCCAAGAGCGAGACATGGCTTGCCAAGGCAGCGGAGGCCGAGACAGAGATAAGAACCGCCATTCAGAGCCGCTTGGCACGGACACGCATCAAGCAGCACTGGATAGAATAAGAAAGACAAGAGCCGAGGTGCATCACGCATCCCGGCTCTTTAAGTGTTACCTAAAAAACAATCTTGACCTAAAAACTAACCTAATAATATCTTGATAAGCCTTGCTGTGCCTCACTAAGCCTTTCTAAGCCGTGGGGACGGTTGTCAGCGTGGCTGGTTGTTCTGTCGTGGAGTGAACTGCACGGACGCACCGAAGATATTTTCATCGGTATTGAGGGTGGCGACACCTGCAATGCGGAAATACTTGTAGGGTGATCCACGAAAACCGCGCAGATAGTGGTCTTTGCTTGACCATACCAAATGCCAGTTGACCAAATCGCGCGAGCCATACAGAGCCGTGGCGACATTGCCTTTGCAGAAGAAACCACGCTGAATGATGCAGTCGATGGTTTTGAGGACATTGGCCGCTTCGAGTTTGAGAGGGCGCGTAGTGTAGAGGCACTTGACAGCCTCCGCCTTTGGCACGGAGAAGTTGAGGACGGCATTGTCTGCGTCCACCGCCAGCGCATCGGGATAGGAGTTGAGGTGCGAGGCAATGCGAGAGAATATCATGCCCCACTGCTGCGTCTTGAGCGAATACACATAAGCGTAAGTGATGGAGGGCGCATAGACGATGACACGCTGATGTACATAGTCGTAAATCATCTGACACTTTTTGAGGAACTCCGTGAAAGGCAGTGTTGGCAAGCACTTGTCGGTGGCTGGCTCATGGCCGAGCATGGCGTGCAGCTTAGTGAAGCCCGGCAACTGCGTAGCGTCAAAGGGATATTCGGAATTTATAGCCTCGGATATGCACTGCGTCTGCGAGCCGCTGATGAGCATGATGCCCCGGTCGGTTGGGAAGAGAACGGCAGAGTCGAGTTGTGTGATGCCATCGGGATTGATGCAGACATCGCGCGTGATGGGTTGGCGAGCGGAGTAAGTGCCTGTGCTTGACACCTCCAACGCCCATACGCCCTCGGTGGTGAAAGCGTAGAGAGGGAACTGGCCGAACTGACCTTGCGAGAGAGCCTTGGCTGCAGAACAGATGCCCTTTATCTCGCCTGTACCAACGGTGTTGATGCCGAGAAGAGGGAAATAGAAAGGGTTGTTGACTTCGGAGGTGTAGATTTTGTTGGGTACGTCAATCATACGGTCGACAATATTTGATACCGTTGGAACAGAACCTTTCTGTTCGGGATTGTCCCAACCGCCAAAATAGAATGAACCATTAAGGAAACCATGCTGTTCAAGTTGCACCTCGTATGGCATACCCCAAACGAACCACTTAACAATAACAGCCTTGTAAGCATTGACATTCGGATAGAATATGAACAGCATTGGAGCATCATAGTTGCCCATTTGATATGCATCCCCTCTTACAATAATATCCCTGCCGTCCTGCTTGATGTAAATGTATACAGAATAGGCAGCTTTGTCGTCAAAGTATGTAGGGGTAATGTGGTCATCATTCCAATTGCCGACATATCCATCTGTATAACAAAATACAGATGCCGCATTGTAGCCAGCAAACAACATTTTCTTCATGTTCGCAATGTTGAGGCGTGAGTTGTAGGCAAACGCATAGCGAGGAATGAGCGTGTCGTGGCTGTCATAATCGTCAGTCATAACCTCGCGAGTTACCAATGACTGAAGATAATCCTCTTCGATGTTGAGCAATGTGCGTGTGGTGGTGAGTGCCTCAATCTTTATGCTTTCGAGCAGGTAAAACTGCGATGTAGATTTGATGTCCTCCTTAACAGCATCAACCGACCTACGCGGCAAAATCAAACGCCCGGCAGGACAAGTGAGGTTTGTAGGGTCGAAAGTGAACGCATAAAGTTTGTTGAACGTATGCTTTTGATAGCGCAATGGATATGTAGTGGTAGATGCTGCTTGATTAGTATGCTTGCACACACAATAAGAGTCAATGTCGGATGATTGTGCAAACCGTTCACACTTTCCGTTCTGGTCGTAGGTGTAGATAGGCTTAGAACAAAAAATATCAACGGAGCGCACAATGTCTTTCCAATTGGAGAGATTGTCTATGTAGGACTGTTCAATAACCGCATAATCCAACTTATGCACCATGCCGACAACACGCATCGTAGCATCTTTGTAAGACCCCTTACCCTTGATATGGTTCCAAAAAACCTGTGGTGAGAGGTCGGAAGATGCAATCATTAGAATGGGTGCGGAGTGCATAGTCAGTGTGCCGTCATACAGGCGATAGGCATAACGGACAAAGAACGGATAGATGAACCGTCCCTTATTGGTGCTCTCCTCTGCAATGAACTTATTGACCTTGGCCAATACTTGGTCTGTTATCTTAGTCTTGTTGTCGTCAGAAAACTCTTTCCAAATGTCGCCCTCGCTGATGCCGTTGAAACTGATAGAGAACTCGTCTGTGCGGACTAATTCTCCCTGCAAACCAAATGACAGCGGACATTCTGGAATATGCGAGCCAAGATACAGGTAGCCTGTGGAGCCGCCTTTCCACAGGTAGTATTGCATACCATTCCCGGTAAGAAAAATTAGCGTATTGCCAACTGATGTAATCTTTATGCAACTGGAAACATTGCCAATAGAGACAATCGTATCTGGCTTTCCTTTGTCGAACCAACTATAAGCGTTGCCATTGGCCACTATGTAATGTGTGAAACTTGACGTCTCGTGAATGTACACGCAACTGCCTGTTTCGGCAGCAAGCTGTACCTCAACAGACGGAGGCAGGACTGGCTGCAAAGCACCATCTTCGGGCAGCAGGTTGATGGACACGGCAAGAGAGCCGTCAGAACATTCGTAGTCGGACGGCACGGCAGAAAATCCGCTGTATTTGATTTCTTGGTTCATAACGGCATTTTATAGATTATGGGGAGGTACACTTCACCATTCCGCATTTCCTCCTTGCCCACCATGAAAGAGGCACGCTGCTCACGGATGCGGCAGTTGTCGAGCATAAGCCGACACAGCATGACGGAGTTGGCGCAATAGTTGCGCGAGCCTTTCTTTGTGGGGTAACACTGGGCAATGTGTCGCCCGATGGCGTTGTCGTGCCGGGCAGCAAGCAAGTAACACTCGCCAAGGTGAAAGGCGATGTTTATGCTGTCGCCCGGACGGAGCGAGAGGAGACGCACCACCCTTGCCGTGATGAATATGCGTCCATTGCGGCAGAATGTGATGTCGGGGCGGCGTGTACGTTCCAAAAGTTTTATCATGTTGCAAAGATATAAAGTTGAGACATTGTTGATGTTTTAAGTTTAGAAGAGTGAGAGCTGCACATATCCTTTCTGTTCGTTGGAATGGTCGATGAACATCTTGCGGAACACATGGTAGAGGCAGGAGACCACGATTGAGTTGCCAGCGAGTTTGTACTGCTGCGTCTTGGAAATGCCTGCTTGCTGTATCTTGTCGATGTCGGAGTCGGCCACGTCCATAAGACGGAAACACTCGCGAGGCGTGAGTTTGCGGATGCGGAAGTCCTTGACGAGAAAGTTATTGTCGGCATAGGCGGAAGAAGTTACGGTAGGTGCTAAATTTTTACCCCCCCCGAAATTAAATCCGTGAGGACTGCTGTAAATCATCGGCTCTACGAGATACTGCGCTGTGCTGCCATTGCGCCCATGGTTGGATGCGACAATTGTGTTGCTGATGTCCTTTAGGTTGTGGGACACCACCTTGCCCTTGTGGTCGCGAGTGTAGCCCAAGAAGAGAGGCGAATACTTCATGACACCAGTATGCGGACAGAGGTCGCTTGAAAAGTCGGTGTAGCCCAACTTATGGTAATGGGCAGTGATGGTGCGAGAGTTGCCCTGCATATCGGTGTTGAGTGGCTCCTTGATGTAGGTGTCGTATTCACGTTGCCCCTCCTTGGTCTTGATTGCACCGCTGATATCATCGGGCGACTGGAAGTTTACCTTGAAACCGCACCCCTCTGCCACCTTGCGCTCGCAATGCCTGATGATACTCTCCACCTGCTGAGGCTTCAAGTAATAACTCTCGTCCACATTGTCCTCAAGAATATCTTTCAGTCGGTACTCCAAAGGGAACGTCTTGGGAAAGAAGAAACGAGGGTGTTCGCCCAGGCAGGACACCATAAAGACACGCTCACGGTTTTGCGGTATGCCGTACTCCTTGGCATTGAGGACTTGGAAGTAACTTGTATAGCCTTGGTCGGAAAGCCATTCGCGCCACTTGTAGAAGTCCTTGGCAAACTTCCTTTGTGTGAGAGCCTTGACATTCTCCATGAGCAGCCACTTGGGATGCTTGGCAGAGATAGCGTCGGCACAAGCCCACAGACAGGAAGAGCGCGTGCCGCTACCCTGCGCAAAGCCACGCTGACGGCCAGCCGAGGATATATCTTGGCATGGAAAAGAGTATGTGAGCAGGTCGAAGTCGGGAACTTGCAGCCAGTCAATGTGCATGATGTCTCCGAAGTTGGGGGCATGGTCGCCATGAATGGCACGGTAGGCAGCGATGGCGTGCTTGTCAATCTCGGAAATGCCGACCACCGTAAAGCGGAAGTCGGCAAAATCGTTGGCAAGCCGTTGGAGGGCGATAGACTGCGAGCCGTAACCTGCAAAGGCTTCAAAGACACGGATTGTATTGTTGCTCATGTGATGATGAATTGAACATAGAAGTGGAACTCACGGCAGAGCCGTGGTATTTGTGGATACTTCTTAGGAGACTCCATATAGGGGAGGTAGATGCAACGCTGCTTGGTGTCGCATCGGATACCTCTCCTACGGAGTTTGTAGAGCAGGTTAGCCCTGCGTTTGGGTTGGCGCATACTTACAAGCTGATGCCTAATGCTAATAATGGCACCATCATTTCAAATTGCTGTCCCTCATCGCCAGTGTTGTATATTTTTGAGGGCACAATTGCAAACCCTTTCTTTTTCAAATCCTCCATCTTGGCTGCGACCTCTTCCAAAGTCTTGTCATCTGCACCTCCAATAGTTAGGAGCGATACAGCCTTGTTGATGCTTCGATTTGTCAGAGGAAAACATACCATTGCAATCTGTTCCTCATCACACACGTTGTACGAACGCTCAAACACGTCCTTGGGAGACCATGAATCGTAGGTGCTACCGTCCGGGTTGGCGTACTGAACGTGGTAGCCCTGCCGCCATTCGTGGTTGTCCTCGTTCTTACGAGCGTAGCCTTTCTCAACTGCGGCCAATTCGTCCATAGGTTCGGCCTTGACCTGTTTTGTTCCGATGTAAGTTTTCATTGTTTTGTTGATTAAAAATTATTCCAAAGGTAATATTTTCTTGGATGTCTAATGGGAAGTACTACCTTGTACGCTATTGGCTTTGTCGGTATCG